AAGCATTTCTGAAATTAATGAACGGAGTTTAATCATATTAGTTAAATCCCAATCTCATAACCATTGTGGTTAGAATTGGACATTGAAATTTGTTTTTATCATAATACATCCATTCAATAGTACCTTCATTATCAAACTTAGAACCATCTCCTGTTTTTTTAGAAGGTTCTTTATCACCAACATCAACTGCGTATAAATAATAAATAGTATCTGTTGATTTAGTACCTCTACAAGTTCCCAATGATTTCAAATCTTTCTCTTTTACTTCATACCCACTTTCTTCTTTAATTTCTTTTACAGCAGTTTCTTCAGGAGACATGCCTTTTTCACAACCACCTGTCAAAGCAGATAAATTCTTTTCTTTCCCCCAAGCAGGAGTAACTTCTTTTCTAACCCCATATTCCCACGCATCCCTACCTTTTCTTCTATACAATAAAACACCAACTATTTTACCCTGACAACGTTCTTCGTGGAGATAAAAATAACCACCTTCATCTTTAACAAGTTTAATTTTTTTAATAGAAATCCACTCGTTTTCATAAACGGTTTCTTCTTTTTTATTTCCTTCACAGAGAAGATGTTTTAACTTAATCATAAATCAAATATAAATATTAAGATATCAACCCGTTTCTAAGTTTTCTTTTATAGTATTTAATTAAACGACATTTCATATTTTGTACAACAAAAGAGCCTCATTTCTGAGGCTCTTTTCGTTTATAAGTTGTTAGTTACCAAGGTTATACTTGGTTAAGATCACCAACAAGAATTCGGCCATAAAATTCTGGACGGACTAACTTCTTCGCATATCTCGTCATTACACCACGTCTTGGCGTGAAGTTAACTGGATCATAGACGAGAGGCGTCTGAACCAACGGAATATATGGAGCATATACTGCACCAGTTTCAAGGAAGTTATTTCCACGGAAACCGACAAGTATTACATTGTCGGTCATATATGGGTTCTTGTAGACTTGGAATCTTGAAGCAAAGCTTCCGACTCGGCTTACACCCATTGCGAATTTGGCCTGGTCACCATCTGTGTTGACCATATATCCAGGAATCGATTCCAAGATAGTTGCTACATCAGGAGAACAAACGAGGAAGTTTGCACCGCCTCTGAGTGTCAACTGATGAATCTTGTTACTAACTTTCTGAATCTTAATTCCGAGAGTTCTGTACCACGTATCCTTAGTGTAATATCCACCGGTTCCAGCTGTGGTCTGATCAACGATAGAATATGTTCCATCACCGTTGGTGACGATTTCACGGTTCAGCTTAGCAGACCATCTTTCGGTGGTAATTGCTGGAGCATTCGTGATCAACATGTCGAGGATTTCGAGGTCGATTTCCATCGAGACGTATTCAGACAACAGAGCAGTAAGTTCTGCTTCAGCGTCAATGCTGTGATAAGCATTCAAGTCCTGAGCAAGTTCTGGAGTCCAGACTGCTTTGAGCTTACGTGTCTTGGCGACGATAGGCTCGCTCTTGAGTTCCAAGTTAACTTCTGGGATACCAATGTCGTTATTAAGGCCATAGGTAGCGTCAGGAGTTCCACGATCTTCGAAGTCACCACGGTTACTATCTTTAGGCTGTACCGAATAAGTAACCGAAAGAACTACTGGAAGAGCACCGCCCATAGATCCGGAAATAACGAAAGTTACTTCTGAACCATTGATCTTAGTCAATGCTGGGAAATAAGTCACCAACGATCCAGACGAAGCAGCAGTAGTAATCTGAGGCACAAATGTGCGAACACCGTTTGCATCAAATACGTTACCAGCAGCAGACGAGGCTGAATAGAAGTTGGTGGTTGTCAAAGTATAAACTTGACCCGTTGTTACGGATCCGGAATAATTTACGTCGTAGTTAACATCATTCCAAGAAGCCGAAGCTTTTGTGGTTGTGATGCTAGCAATCATCTTATCGTTTACGGTATAACCGAAACGTCCTGCACCGTAAAGACCGCCTGTAGCCGAATCAGTTGAACCGAGCTTGGTGCCCGTTCCACCGTAGAGAGACGAATAGTTTGAACCAGTTCCGCCTGCGTCTTTGGTAAACTGTCCTTGATTTGTTCCATACTTGAAATCAAGATAGAACACAAGACCGCTTGGAAGATTCATTGGCTGAACGCTAACAAATTCTTTAGCAGCGATTTCTGCGAATACACGACGAACGAGTGGAAGAGCGACGCCTGCCCACTGTTCGGAGTTTGCTGAAGTACCGGTTTGGGTAGCTTCTTCGATGAGCTGCTTGGCTTGGTTTTCAAGCAATACAGCCATGTTTGATTTTTCTACATCAGTCTTCAAGCCTTCAAGCAAACCAGTCTTATCCCACTTGGAGACAAGGCCACGGGTTTCTTGCATCAAACGAGCCTGAGGATTCATTGTACTTGTAAGTAATGATTTTACATCATTCATAATATATGTTTCCTTATTAATTTATCTAACTTTTTTGCTCAATTACTTTTTCACGTTAATACCAGCGAGCTTCTGGAATCTTCGTGCCTGCTCATTAAAACTCTCAGTAATAATTTCAGCAGGTTTCGTCGACGCTACAGGCTTGGATGCTGCACCCTCGGTGATCGTAGTTACTTGAGACATTGGGTTCTGTGAGAGAGCCTTTTTCTTCAAGTTTCCACCAAGATTTAACGATTCGCACCAATTTGCGTATGTCATTTTAACTTCACGAACATTTTTTGTAAGATCAAATGCTTCCACGACCTTTACTTTCTGGTCACGGTTCATACCAAATTCCTTAAACAGCTTGTTCGTGTAAAGCAGTTTAGCATTTAGTAGGTTGATCTCATTAAGTTGTTTCGACAAGAACTCAACAGTCTGATAAGCCTTGTTACGTTGGAAAGTTACTTCGGAAAGTTGATTTTTGAGAGCTGCGGATTCATCACAGTCTTCTTTTTCTTCTTTTTCATGATCCTCTTGATCATCATCTTCTTTTTCTTTAGCCTCTTCATTGAGACTTGCGAGTAACTCGTTCAAATCAATTTCTTCCTCTTCTCCCATTGGAGCAGGTTCCTCAGTAGGAGGAGCACCAGCTTCAGGCCCTTCAGGACCAACAGGAGGTTCTTCGCCTTCAGGAGGAGTATTACCAGCAGGAGCTTCAACCTTGGAAATTACAACAGTATCGCCGCTTTTAATTTCTTGTGATTGTTCTTCTGGAGTTTCTCCACCCGGAACATCATCACCAGCAGGAGGAAGTCCGCCAGCATCTCCGCCTGGAGCAGGCATGTCGTCTGCTGGAGCAGCACCCGCTTCGGCTTCAAGTTCACGAATAATTTCGTCTAAATCTTCATTGGTTACAGTTTCTTCAACCGATTCTTCTTCAACAGCACCTTCTGTTGCGTTTTCTTTTACGCCTTTAGGAGTTCCATTAAATGCGTTACCCTTATTATCCTTCGACCACCCTTTTGTTCCGTCTCCACCATCTTTAGCAGATGGAATGGTATTTGGAGTAATATTTTTTGCGGTAGGTTTGGCAGCGGCATCACCGTTCTTGGCAGACCAACCCTTGGTTCCATCGCTCTTAGATGGGGTTGCGTCTTTTGGTTCTACTGTTTCAGCAACAGGTGCGTCTACAGATGGTTGTGTTTCGGTTGCAGAATCTTCTCTTAGTTTATCTGCAAACACAGCTTCAAAACGGCTATTAAAAGCTTCTTCAAGGGATGCTTTTGCGTTTGCTAATGCTGTGGCTCTTACGGCCTTTGCATCTGCAATAGCTTCTTTTAGTAAATTGCTATTCATAATTATAATTGTCCTATTTTTGTTTCTGAGGTTATTGGAAGAACCACAATTTAAGTTAATTTATTTGTGGCGGCGAAGAAGTCGCAGCATTTTTACAGATATAAATATAGGAGAAAAAATCAAAATATAGAAAAACTTCTAGATATTTATTGATAACCGTATCTAAATGTAAACATATGCCAGCCAAATCAGAAAAACAGCGTAGATTTTTCTACCTAGTAAAAGCCCTTCAAAAAGGAAAAGTTTCACCGAAACGAGTTGGTTGTAAAGTTTCTAAAGCTGCATCAACCATGTCATCACAAGACGTAGATGATTTTACTCACGGAAAAAATATTCCAAAAAAGAAAATTGAAGAAGTAATAGAAATGTTAAAAAATCTATCAGCTAATGATGAAAACCCAGCCTTTCAAGATCCCACAACGGATCTCCGAACTCCTTCTACAAATACAAATACAGGAATGAGCCCAGTCGAACCTATGACCTTGGAAAATCAAATAGACGATCCAAATCAAACGGAACAAAATCCTGTTGCAAAAACTTTTAACCAACAAGGCAATTTTGAAGAATATACAGGAAAGTTTTCTGGACTAAAATTAAAACCAAAAGAACTGGAATCTATTACTAATTATTCAAATGCCAAACCAACTAAAATCGATGAGTTTTCAATTCGGTATGAATCGTCAGATGAGTTTAACAATAATACTATAACTGTAATTAAAAAACTAAGAGAAGGCACAGATTTAGTATTTACCGTTTTTCAATCATCTACTCAACAACAAAAAACTTCTGAACCTCAAGGTGAAGATAAACCAACAGAAGAAAACAATATTATTGTAACTAAATCTCGTTCGTTTGTAAATGACATCGAAGGCGGAAAGATTTTATCCGATTTACTACAAAAGTTAGATATATGATTAAACTTAAAGATTTGTTAAAAGAAAACGAAGATCCTAACAAGAATCCTAACGTCGCTTCTATAGAAGACGAACGGGAATGGAAAATGCCTGACGTTGATCATATGTTCTCTATGAAATTCGAAAGAGAAGGGGAGTCTGTTTTTATTCTAAAAAACCCAGCAATGAGAGTTTATAAAGTAAAAAACGGATCTTTCATATTGGAGGAACCTATAGAAAACCACCAAAACGATTTTCAAAAAGGAATTGTCTCTCCAATGAAACCACAAGGAATGTCTGCATTTAACCAAAGTAAACATATCGAAAAACATGAGTTTCCTACATTTATTAAACTCATTAACTTTTTCGATACTTATAAACAAGATTAAGAAATTTGGATAATATTTATAAACGTATGAAACTCAAAAAGATTTTAGAAAACATGAACAAAATGCCTTCAACGTTGAAGGGATTTAATGAATCGCCAAAGCTTTCTTCTGAACAAAAAAGAAAACTGATGGAAATGGTTAAAAATTATAACCAATTAGGGCAAAAGCTTCGGATGGAAAATTCTCTTATAGAAACTGCTACTGCTCTTTCTGAAATTTCCGAACTTGCAGAAACCTATGCGTGTAACGAAGCGTCAGATTGGTTTGCTACCGAAGTTATAAAACAAGATTTCAAAAGAGCTAAAGGCATTTCTGAAACCTTTCAAAAACTTGCCCGTGAATGTCATGGTAAGGTTCAACAATTGAATGCTCTTTATGAAGATATGGGACATATTCTCGGACGTTATTATGAAATCGCAGATCCAATGCAAGAAGTTTCTCCAAACCCAATGGATATTAAAGGTCAAAGAGGTTTGCCAAATGCACAACCTCAGACAGTAATGCAAGAAGTTAAACCAAACGATAATAACCTTCAAAGTCAACGACAACTTCCAGCAAACGGTCCAATCGCCGAAGTGAATCATAACGATAAAAATATTAAATCACAACGCAATCTTCCTTCTGGTGGTCCTGCTCCATCTCAAGTAAAGGAAGTTGCTGTTGATAAGATGAACGCAAACATTAAGGGTCAACGTGATTTACCTTCTGGTGATCCTACTGCTTATCATCCACCAAAAGATCCACAAGACACCGGGTCAGTTAAAGAAAATGATGATGGGCCAAAAAAAGCTAACGTAGGTACTCATGGTTGGGAAGATGGCAAAGCTTGGAATTATGATCACAAATCAGGAAAAAGAATATGGTCAAAAAACATTAAAACAGGAGAAGTTCCGCCAGCACCTAAATCGGACAGAGACAAATCAACAGGAATGACTTCCCACGAAAGAAACCAACTTGCTAGACACGGTATGACATCTATAGATGAAGTTGATCATAACGAATCAAATCTTCAATCCCAACGTGAACTTCCACAAGGAGGTCCTGAAAACGGCAAACCTTCAATTCCAAACCCAGAAAATCCAAGTCCAGAAGTAAATCCTGCTGGAGCTGGAGAAATGAATGTAAAAGGTGAACGAGATGTTCCACAAGGAGGACCATCTAAAGACGTTGCTTACGAATCTTTCCGATTCAGAGATATTCTGAAGTCAATCAAGTAATCTATTGAGTCATATTCATACTAAAAGACCGTCAGAAATGACGGTCTTTTTATTTTGGCCAAATGTAAGGCAAATCCGGTGGTTCATTCCATCCAAATTGACCATACCACACAGGATCTTTTCTTAACAAGTTAGACCGATGAGACGCATGAAACTTGTCATCACCAAACCAACTTGGTAATCCTGTATCAGTAAATTTAGCCATTTCCGATTTAATTCTATCAATTACTGCAGGATAAGACTTACCACGTTCTTCTAAAATTTGACAACCAGCGAGAAGATATAAACCAAGTTGATATTCGTGACCACGCCACATTTTTGAAGCAGGATGGTTTTTCCAACCGCCTCGTATCAATGTGTAACCTTCACGCCATATCTGATTTCCCAGTCGGGACTTATCAAGACACCGCATGGATTCTAAAAAATTAGGCAATGGGAGAAACGTTTGCATTAGAACGGAACTTCACCGGTTGGTATATTCCCTAATGAAAGGAGGGATTTTTCACGACCATACCATTTTTCTCTGGCTTGAACGGCATCGTCATAAGATTCGAGACAATCTGTTAAATATTCTGCCAATATAAAATCAGGAGTGTTTGACCCATTTTCCATGGAGTATCGGTTTATAAGATGTTCCAGTTCTTGTTTAAATTCTTCTCTATTCATACATCAAATTCCTTTCCGTCAAGATAACCTTTTTTACCTAAAACAGCATCCAAGTATCTCACAACAATACCAGCTTCGTCAAACATTTGTTTAGTTCTATAATAATGTTCAGCCCAAGGACGACCAACCGTAGAAATTTTTGTAGAAATATCTTCCCACTGTTTATGTAGAACAACTTCAACAATGCCACAATTCACAACTCCTCTAGCACAATCAACACATGGCATTCCTTGAGTATAAAGAATCCCACATTCGGTAGAAATTCCAAACTTTGCTGCCATGTTGATGACATTCCGTTCAGCATGTTCCATCCAATGATATTTCTCAGGACGTTCCATTCTTTCCGTAATATCATCTACGCCTCTACAAATGCCATTAAAACCTTCAAGCGGAGCATGTCCGTTTTTTACAAGAACTGCTCCAATTTTTGTCCGTGGGTCTTTTGATTTACGAGCAATTTCATAAACTTTACCCATGAATAATTCATCCCAATCGGGCGGTATATAATCTTTAAACTCTTTCATAATCGTGAAATCCTGAGTAATATTGGTAATTTAATTCATCAGCAGGAGTAGTATCTCTTTCGTGGTTAGATGGTTTACAAGGGTCTTTGTATTCCATTCCGTTTTTAGCATCATTATATCCGGTATCATATGCTTTTTTATACTCCTCTACAATAAGAGGATGAAGGTGCGGATCTCTTTTTGTTGTTGGTGGATTGTACATACCATTAATTATTCTTATTCCAAAATTTCCTAACAATCATTAAAATTTCTCCAAGCTTGTTCTGTCCGTTTCCTTCAAAAACTCCCCAATAGATATCCCTCCAATGGTTTGTTTCTTCAAGATAAGCGTTTCCTGTTGCTAACAATTTTTCTCTTAACTTTTTGTGCGTAGCAAATTTTTGAGTAACCAATTGAAGCATAATATCATATTTGATATTTTCCCACTCTTCTTTATTCAATAACACATTTCCACCAAGTCGTTTAACTTCTTTAGCAGTGCAAGTTGTAAATGGAAGTCGGTCGTGCGGTTCAACTTTAGCAGCTTGATAAGCATGTTCTGTGGAAGGATATTTCAATCCTTCATACCAAATTCCAAGTGAACACGGAAAGAAGTTGCTCAAATACCTGTAATCTCCGAAAAATCCTTTGATTTCTTTTTCGGAGTGAACAGCGTATTCCGGCACTTTTAATTCAGAAACATATTGTTTCTTATCAAGAGCCTTTTTGAGTAATTCTATTTCCGCCATTTTTTGATCTTTCTGATTTACATTCTTCATCAGCCTGTTTAATCGCATCAATTAATTCTTGACCATTTCCTTTCTTGATTATCAGAAGCGGTGTCAACCCCTTATAATCTTTCAAAGGTGTATTCAACCATTCTCGGACAACCGCATCAAGAAAGACAGACTTAACCTTTTTTATCATAAGGTTAATTTGTTCTGTTTGTGAGAGTTCGTCTTTTTGTTTTTTAGCCATGTCAATCGCTCATATCGGTGTGATGAACATATTTACATTCATCACAAATTGTTACTACATCCGTGCATCTGTTCATATATTGCGAATTATCAAACTCACGGGTTTTGTGTTTTGCTTCCATACATTCCTTGACTTTTGGATGATTCCAGAGTTGCCATCCCAAATCAATATAATCAGTGGGTTTAACAAAACGGCCTGCATTTGGATTTCTTATCAATACCATGAATTGATGGTAAACAAAACAAGAGAGGGTGTCAATTTTATATTCCCTCTCCTTTGTTCCACATTATTCCGTTTTTATTAAAATATCTATAAATTTCGTGATTTAAGATTACATGAATAAACATTTTATTTTGCCAAGAATCATCATCACAATCCTCTATAAGAAAATCACATTCAGGACACATATAATCAAATGTTACTGGACCAAATGGATATTTGTTTTTCCAGTTTGGATGATCTCTGCAAAAAGCTTCTTTTTTAAAAAGCCTCCAAAAATTACCATCTGAATTTTCTTTGATTTCCATATCAAGTTTCAACGAATCCGTTTGATTTCATGATACAAATTATTGATTTTTTTGAAATCAACTTGTTTTGGTAGTTTCGTGGTTTTATATGCTTCATCGAGTTTTCTTTGCATTTCGTCGGCATAAGCCATCACCTTATCATAACTCCAAGCACCTTTTTTGATTGCCAGAATCTCGTCACGATCAGGCCTCTTAACGAATACTTTACCTTCCGTCAAGATTTCATATCCCATCCTCATTAATCTAACAAGGTGAGAAGCATGCTTCGTGTCGTAACCAGACTTTTCTTCAAGAACGGCACGTTCTTTGTTACGGTTCTTTCTCCAATTCAACCAAGACTGATACTTCTCAACCGCCCTCTTATAAGCGTATTCAGCCTGAATCAACTTGGCAACTTGTTCTGACAAACCAAGATCGTGAACAAGTTTCTGTTGGGCAGATAACCAATAGGCTTCTGGCCAATTATCCCAAGAAATTGATGCTCCGGAAACTTCTGTGATTAACTCCCAGATCGTTTCTTTCAAATCATTTCTCGTCATTTCTTCCAAAGGATATTTGCTTAGGTTCCACTCTTCAAGTTTCTGCTTGACATATTTGTTAACCTCGTCAAATCCTCTTGGAGAAACATCAGGCAAACCAAATTCGGCCCGAGTAGGCTCCTTTAACTCACCTTCAACAATCCACTTACGATGTCTTTCAATCTTAGCCAATTGACTATACGCAAACCCTGAAAATGTGAATTTAGTTTTAGAACTGATAAACAAATCTCTATTTTCTAAAATCTTCTCCATTTCAGGAGTCATAAGCAAATAATCAGATGGATCTACAAAAAACAATTCTAAACAATTAGGATTGCAATTTGCTGCCAACACAAAGATCTTTTTTAATGAAAAAACAGTAGATTCAATTTTTGGGTTTTTTGGATTTGCTAAATAAGCATAACGATTGTTAAACCCTTCATGATTTTCTGCTTGTTCAAATTTCTGAAACAAATCATATTCAACTTCATCCGGAGGAATGCAGAATCCTTTTAAATCCAAATCTGATGTCTCTGTGTTTAATCCATATGCCACAGAACCATGTTTTGTAACAAAAATTAATCCATCTTGTAACCAGTTTAAATTCATAAATTTGCGTTTAAATTGTTTAACTCAGTTTCCATTAACAGTTTGTATTCATATCCACGTTCTATACAGAATTCCTTAGCGTGTTCTATTTTCTCCTGATTGTGGTTATAATTAATCATGGTCTTGGGTTTTATTTCAACCACAATCTTTTCGTTTACAAAAAAATCTGGAAAATAGTTGTGATCTTTTCCGTTACGGTCTTTGTATGGTATTGCAAAATTCACCTTTTGTAAAGAACAAATTTTATCAGAGCATTCACAGAACTCTAAAAAAGCAAGTTCATATGAACTTTGATAATAAAACTTCTTAGTAAACTTTTTGCTTTCAAACCAACCATGAATACAATTAGAATATGGATTGTGGTTTCCATTTAAAATTGCTTTTTTAATATTTTTAGAATTACGTGTACATAACATTGTGTATTTTTCAGGATCTCTCCACGCTTCTTTCATTATCTGAGAATATTTTTCTCGGTTTTTTTCATCGCCATTTAACCATTTAACTAATGGGTTATTTTTTCCAGTAAAATCGGCGTGATTGTCTGACATAAGTTTTTTTGTTTTTTTGGAATGTTTCTTTCCATAAAAAGGATTGTCTTCGCCCAAGTTCATTTCGCTATATTGTTTTTTTCGTTCATCGGAGAATTTGTATCCTTTCATCCACTTACCACAACCAACATTTTTACAAGATTTAGAAACTTTCTGTTTAATACTTTCAGATACTAATTTTGTGTTTGGATATTTAAAAAGAAACTCCTCGGTGGAAAGTTCGTGCTTAAAATGAATATGGGAGTTTAGGGATTTAAACTCTTTTTGACAAATCGGACAAGTTAATTTTTCTTCTTTCATACACCTAATAAATATAGAGGCATATTCAGAAAAGGTCAATTAATTTTATTTAAACAAAAACCCCCTCGATTAAAAGGGGGCTTTCCAACAACAATATGAGGGAACTACAATTTAAACAATTTCGCTGAAAATGTCCTGAATAATGCTTTCTGCCGTGACCCACTTTCCATTAATTGGGTTTTGTACTACTTGTTTCACGCCTTCTGTTAAAGCATTGGTTGGGAACATAAATGCTCCTCTTGTAGACGGATTAGAAACAAAATCAAAAGCGATAAGTTCAAAATCATCTTGAACTTGATCAACGCCTTCTGAAATTTTCTTGATAGTTCCCAAACCACGACTTGAAATTCCAAGACGGATATTTGAACGAAAAAGTTCTTTTAAGATATTACCGCTTGGGGTGGAAAGAACTTCAACAGTTCCCATAAGGTCTTTGCCTTCCCAATGCATCTCAATAACGTTGTGAGAAACATTTTTGAGGTTCACCACCTGCGATTCAGGGTGGTCAAGTTCACCTAATGCACGTCGTTCTTTAATAAATCCTTCTGTGTATTTCTGAGCTTCACGCAATAAAGTGTTATAAGGATAACTACGTCCGTTTTGATTGGTAGCTTCTGCACGTTGGAGAATACCTTTTACAACAAACGGGCCTTTTCCCGTTAAAGATTCACTGAGAGTCTGTTTAACAGGTTCAAACGTAATTACGTCAATTAAGAGTTTCTTTTCCATATTGTTATATAGATGATAGTTTATTTAAAGAACCTTGATGCTGTTGAACAATACGATCTCTTTCCGGCTGAGACTTTGCCATTCCAATAGCAGTATCAAGTTTATGTTTTATTCTCATTAATGTGTCATACACCTTTGGGTCAGGATTTTCTGAATCCAAACGGGCCAACAAGTCGTCTACTTCTCCTTCTAAATCTCCGGTGGGGTCTTCATTAGAATCCATAGGTTCATAATCTCCATAATCCACCATAGATTCTTTTACTATTTTAAATGCGTTTCCGCCTTTGTGTTCAAAAAGTTTTTCTTTCATATATTTTCTCTATAAGGATTTTTTTGAGTCATTGATCCTGGAATTTTTACTCCGTCACCGCCAGCTCCAGGAACTTTTTGTCGTGGAGATAGTGGTTTAGTCGGAGTCTTTTGAGGAACTGTAGCTGGTTGTTGAGGTTGTTGTTCCGGTTCCTGTGGAGTTTCAGCTGCTCCTGGTTCCGGAGCAACTCCGCCGCTGACAATTTTAATTTTGTAACCAGCTGTTAAGAAATGTTCTTTGTTGTTTTCATTTTTTAAAACAACAACCCAATCATCATAAAAATCATTTATATTAACGCCAGTAACTCTACTAATTGTGTAATCTTTAACAGGTTGTTTGTATCCTCTAGATGCTCTAACAACAACAGATTTATTCATGATTTTAGAAGCAAGAGCTTTTTCAAATCTGGATTTAGCTTGTTCTGTCGTGGAATTTAAAGTGTTTTTGAACAAATCAAAATCACGGGTCCAATCATAAAATTGACCTTGTTCTGATTGTTCGAGAATGTGCGATAAACTAATCATTTGGTTACTTCTCCGCCAACACTTTTGGCAGCAATAGATTTCATTTTTTTCCTCTCAGGATCAGGATCAACCCAATTCTTTCCGTAAAACCCCTGGACAGCAGAAGTAGTTGTCATTTCATCTATATCTCCTTTCCATTTTTTATCACGGTTTCTATCATACTTTGGTTTATGACCTTCTTTTCCCTGACCATGAATTCTTGAAACAGGATTTACATTACCCCAAGATTTTCTAACTTTTGGTGTAGAAGGAGATTTTATTGTAATGTTTCCTTCTTTGATATTATGCATTTTTCGAAAGGTTTCGTAAGAATAAGTTACATCACCTGCATACGAATAAACCGCAACATCTATTTTTCCATTTGGATATTCAGCATTTACATATTCATATTTCGTGCCACCCATCATGAAAGGTTCTTCGCCCGGGCGTCTACTATGATATGCGACATATTGAGGATCTTCTTCAACTTCATCCAACCCCCCCAATCCCATTTTATTAAGTTGATTGGTTCCAGCACGTAAATCGTCCATCTGTTTGTTATAATCAACTTTTGGTGGTTTTCCTGGTTTTGAACTTGGAGTGGGTGTTGTAAATCCGTCTGGTTTATCAACCCAATTACCATGTTTATCTAACTGTTGAACACTACCTTCAATTAGAACTTCTTTAATACATTCTCTAATAAGTTTTTTAAATTCTGATTTATCCATTGGGAGCCTCTTCTTTTTTCAGTTGTTTAGATACTTCTTTTAAGAGTTCGTAAGAAAGTAAAAGTGACATAATTTGGTTATCTTTAACAATACTGTTTGTCGGACGAATTTTGTCGAGTTGTTTTATTACTTCGTTAATTTTAATTTTTATTACTTCCGAATCCAATATTTTATTAGAAACTTCTGATAATCTTTCTTTTACTTCGTCTATTTTGTTACAAACAAAATCGCCTAAAGAATTGGTATTACTAACATTGTTGATATATTCACGTAATATGGATTTTTGATTATCATCCAAAACAGAATATTTCTTATTAAGACCTTCAACTAAAAGTTTATAAGAAAGCAGTCTGATATCTTCTGATTGTTGTTGGTAAAATTTAATAAGTTCTTCGGATTCAGTTATCGATTTTTTAGTAGAATCTGCAATATTTTCTATAATACAATTTTTAGCCTGAAACACTTCTTTTACATCAAACTTTGCGTCTTTAGAATAAGAGTCTTCAAAAATTTTGTAAGTTGATGCTAAAACTTTATAATTCTTGATACTGGCTTTTAAAAATTGATCTATTGGATATAACTCTTTCATTTCCTTGATTAAGTTATATTTTTCTTCTGCTAGTTTATTATTATGAAGTTTCTTTCTTTGTTCTACAATAACAGATAAAAATCGTTCTGCGTGAACCTCGTCTTTAACTTTCTCGTTTAACAAAAAATTATAAAGACGCCACTCCTTACCCAGTTCAGTATTCTCTTTGAAATACTTGAAGAGCAATGTTTTAGCTTCGGAGTTGTCTTTCCCAGCTAGGATGTCGGCTGTAATTTGTTTAGTCAAGAGCTCAAACAAAATGCCTGTGTTTCTAAACTTACTATGACGCAATTTTTTTTGCATATACTTTACTCTTCAACTTAATTTATAAATATTTATAGACTTTACCATAATATAGAAATATTTACCTTATTCTAATATGTTCGTTTCATCCAAAATCGACTTATTTTTCGATTCTGACATTAGTTCTTTTTTGACATCTTTACTAGATGCCATAAAAGTGTCCAAACTATTAAAAACGCTTTTCATTTCGAGAGCCAAAGGACTTTCTTTACTCACTTTTGGAGTAAGAGTTCGTTCTGTTTTAGAAGAATCCCGTTTTCTCTCCAAGGATCCAATTGGATCTTCTCCAAATGGATAATCTGTAGCTTTTTTCTCTCCAGCTTGTGAAGGTCTTACATAATCATCAGCAGGTTCTCCTTGTTTTTCAGAAACCACAGCAACTTCTTTAAGAGGACCTTCCTCGCCTCCACCCGGTCCGCCAGCTTCTCCACCGGGACCGCATTGGCCGTCAGGACCACCTTCCCCCTCACCGTCTCCTAAATCACCACCTCCACCTCCACCGCCGCCCATGTTAGGTAATCCACCATCCCCTTCACCACCACCAGCATCAGATTGAGGATTAATCTTCTTAAACGGTTTAGCTGGATCGTTACCATCTTCCGTTATTTGTTTCATTCTCCACAATTGTTTACAATCCTCAACTATATCCTGTTCATTCTGTTGAATATCATCATCAGACATTCTGAAGATTTTCTTAAAAACAAACTTTCTTGAAAAAAATGGACCGGAACTATCACTCATTTCCGACATTGTTTTAGCATTTTCCATTTTAGCAGCCCAAATTTCCATCTTTTCCTTTTCAAATACAGTAGATGGATTTGTTAAACCTATAGTAAAATCGACAATAGAAGCGTCTCTATAGCCTTGAGCGTATAAATGAACTTGAGCAATTTTGTTAAGTTCAGAAATAACCATTTTTTGAATCCGTGAAATGGTTCTTGCAAACCTAACATCTTCAGCAGCTAACGTTGCTTTTCCTGATGTGTTTTCGTCATATGCTAAAAATGGTTTTGGAACTTTAAATGCTGCCATCATTTTATTTTTAACATATTCCAAATCGTCAATTCCAGTAAATTCCATGCCAGGAAGAGTATCAATTGAAGTTCCAGAATCTGATCCACGGGTAGGAAGAAAAATGTCTTCTACCATGTTCATGAGGTTAAATCTAAGATTGTAATCTCCAGTTTTCTCGTCGATATAAGGAACTTTTTTCATCTTAGAAATGATTTGTTCCATGAAATTATCAACTTCGTTTGGCGGAATATTACCAATATCAATCTTGAAAATTCTCTTTTCAGGAGCTCTCATGATACGGTGAATCAACATAGCATCTTCAAGCAATGAAAGTTGTTTCCAAACACGACGCCCTGGTTCAATCATTGATTTTCCATATGGAAGAAAATTGGAATCTGAAAGCAATCTAAAGTGTGCTATTTGAAAAGATTCAAGAATTTCAGCCTGTGATGTATCAACCGGACGGATTTGAAACTTGACGTAGTTTTTATTGAGTGGATCGGAGTTTTCAATTCTTTCTACGTTATAAGCAGAAATAGGTTCAACGAGGTAAACTCCATATTCAGGACTGATGTTAAGTTTGAGATAAAAATCTCCATACTTACACATGTTTCTAATCCATGACCAAAGATTAAACTCAACGTTCAAAATGTCATAAAACAAATTATGAAGAATTTCTTTAATATTGTTGTTTTTGGAATCAATAGTCAACATCTCACCCATTTCATTCTCAGTAAGACATTCGTCAGAATAAATGTCCAATACAGAGGATACGATTGGATCCATATCCATCGTGTTTCCAACAAAACAACTATCGGTTGCAAAATTAGCATATTTTTCAACTGTTACATCATATACATCAATTTCCCCAACCATTTCAATAGATACTATTTTATGATTTAAAGTCGCTTCTATTTCTTGTTTAAACGATTTCCAATCACGACCTTCGTTCTTAAGGCGATTCTGAACAGTAGAATAATCACAATTAATGTGTTTAATAAAATCCAATATGTTTATTTTTGAATATTCTTTATAATATTCAAACGCTTTCTGTTTTACATTATCAAATGTGATATCATCTCTATATTTTGGATTCTTTTCTCCAGATTGATCTCTGTCAACAAACGATTTTTTCAAAGTTTCTGATCGTTTTTGATTAGAACTTTCGGAATGGATTTTTCCATAAAACGGATTGTTTTCTCCAGACCTCTCACCATTCCAACGATGAAATTCACGATTAACACAATTTGGATGGGTTTTTAATTTATTTAATTGGTTTTCGTAATTTTCTTCTCCCCATAATACATCTTTACTATACTTGGAATGAAACTGAGTGTGTTCATTCTTAGTCATTATTTGAAGATTTTCAGGAGAATTGTTAGAACCATTAAAATCTTTATGATGAACCACTTCATCATCTGTCAACAAACGATCAAATTGTTCTGCTACAATAACGTGTTCAGATTGCCACCCCTTTGAAAAATTGTATAACTTTTTGTAGTTGTTATATTTACAATTATATTCTTTTTGATAAAATGGCAACACAGAGTCCCCAACTCTTAATTCAAACAAACGTTTTTTACTTCCATCTCTCATTAAAAATGGATGTTTTAAACTTCCAATTACAGAACTTCCATCATCAAATGTAACTTTATATCCCTGACGTTTCCCTTTCTTTTTCCGAGGGTGATATGCATTTCCGAGTTTAATAGAATCGGTTTCGTGATCATACGAAAATACAAAAAATCGTTCTTGTGGATTATCTTTGTATTTCTCAGCAAGTTCCGCTATTGTTGGAAATGTTCCATCGGGCAATGGAATAATTGTATCCGGTCCTACGCAATCGTAATCTCGGAAAAGGTCTAATCTAGCTGCTTGATAAGATAGAGCAAAATCTCTGGTATATGCGTTTACATTTGAAGAACGAACACGGTTCCATCTATCACGAAAAGAATTTCGGTCGGTTGCATATTGAATTTCATCGCTATCTTTTATTTTAAGTTTTTTCCCACCAACGTTTCTTACTATTACATCGGTTGAAAACAACCTCTTTAAACGAGCATATAACGACTGTTGTTTTACATCAACTATATCGTCTGCAGATATCTTTGTTAAATTATTAGTGGCCATAAACTCTAATCTACGATATATAAATATATGTGAAAATTTGGTTAAATAGTATTAAAAACCTTTGTTACAACAACCATTTCAAACTTTCTACATGTCCTTGTCTACCTATTTTCATATTCCAAGACTCTTGGCCGACCAATTGAGACCGGCTTGTGAAAACAGGAGCAGATCCTGTATATTGGATTCTTTCTATTTTACCCATCATTGCTCTATTATACTCCATAGATTCAAATTTTAGTCTTAAAGCGGTATCTCTAACCCACAATCCTATCCCCAACGACATAACTAAATCGTCATTATACCCCTCCATAGCCATCGCTTTACCTTTATCCCAAATAAACGTTTCAAGTTCTCCTAAAGTTCTTGTAGAAAATACATTAACCGCTTTGTCTCTAAAATACTGTTCAAGTCGAGAAATTATAAGAGGCCTGGTTCTTAAAGTAGTTGAAAATCCAGGAATCATCTTCCGTTCTTCAGAATAGTATTTCTGAACTAACTGTCGTTGAACCTCGACATATTTCAAATCCACAGTACTATAAAATGTATTTGGGTATCCACTATCAACTATAGTTTGAATAGTTCCAAATCCCACTCCAGTATTTTCCACAATTAACAAAGCTTTATTATACATTGTAGCTATATTAACTAATTGATGGCCAAATGAAACCAAATCTATTTGTCCTTTGTATTCAACACACTGATTTAATGTTTCAGCATCTAAAACGTGATAAGCGGAATAATCACCGCCGTCGCCTCTAGCCACGTCTGCACAAACTATATATGTTCTCGAATAATCAGGATATTCAAAAATCCACTCTGAACGATCTACCCCACGACATTCAATCGGATCTCGTTTTATACTTTCTTTATAGTATTCTATTATAGCTAAATCAACGACTGTAGCACCTGACGTTAGAAAATCACAATCACAATTATGCACTACAAAATGTTCAGTCACATAAGAATGGTCATTATCAACTTCTAAATTATATACCGTAATCGTGTTGGGGTGTTCATCGGATTTTTTGTTTTTTATTATTTGAGCATAATAAAATCCTGAATCTAATCCACATTCATTTGGAAACCTATATGTTTCTTTATATCCACTCTTTTCTAATAAAGAAGACACATTTCTATTTTCACAATGTATGTTTTTAGTATTCAGTATAGATAAAATATAACAAATAGACTCTTTTGTTGGATCTATAGGATATTTTTTTCTTTGTGATACCACTCCTATATTCAATGTATATAAAATGTATTTTACGTCATACATCAACTCTTCCGATCTAGTAGAAAACTGTTTATTGTATTCATCTAACACCATACCATCTCCAACAAAACATCCATCCGCTATTCCTTTAAAAAAATCATAATTCATCAATGAATAACCGATTCTGGAAAGTCGTTTAGTATAACAATCTTCACCATCTGAAAGATATTTAAGAGTTTTACATAAAATTTGACTACAAAATGTTATATGTCCTGAATTATTTCCACATTTTCTATATTGAAAGTTATCTAAATCAAACACATCTTTAATGTATTTGCATAATTTATCAGGCCAATCAGACTTTTCAGATTCCCAATTAAAAGAAAAATCTATCCGGTTGTCGTTATCTTGAATCCATCCCTCTGACAGATAACATCCAAGTATATAACCCAATTTATAATCATTTTTAACAAATCTATTATGAACCGTTTTGAACTTTCTGTCGTTTATAAAAAACTGTGAATCGTTGTTACATAATTTGTATTTAAAAAAATTTGGAGAGGTTTCTTTAAATAAATCTATGGTTCTATAAGAATTATCTAACTGAATTTGTTCAGGAAACACATTACACAATTGTTTGTTTTCTAAGTTTTTAAGTTCTATCCAAGATTTTTCTTTTGTATAAAATGGATGGTTATTAGTAACCCACCTAACGTTTGTGTTGATCGATGAACGAATTTCAGAATAATCTTCAGTTTCCTTTTTGTATAGTCTAGCAACCGCTTCAAAATTTCCAGTATGAGTCAATACTCTGTCACCTATTTTAATGTCTTTTATTTTAACCAAACCTTTATCTGTAAAAACTCTCGTTTCACCATCAAAACACTCTTGAGCGGCTTCTTTTGGAGTTTTTGCAACTTCCGTCTGTTTATCTCTCCATGTTTGGTCACGTTCTGGATGGAAATGCCACGGAAGTTTAATTGTATTAAAGTTATTCTTTTTAGCTTCCGCATCTTTCCACATTTTGTGGAACAAATTGCCTACTCCATTTGGTGTTGAAAGAACTATAGCTCGTCCACCTGTTGATAGAGTTGGATAAGCAGCAGTCCAAATTTCATCTATTTTATCAATGAAAGCAGCTTCGTCAATGATAAGGAGAGATAGTGCAAACGAACGTCCAGCATCTGATGCTGACGAAACCGCTAAAATTCTTGATCCGTTGTTTAATTTAAGAGAAAGTTTATTATTATCTAATGCTTGGCGTTTACACCACGATGGTAAATTATCATTAGCAAATCTAACTTTCGAAACGATTTCTTTAGCAACTTCTTGAGTTTTAGAAATCACAAGAATGTTTTTATCAGTGTGAAACAACATCAACCATAAACCATAAGCAGCTACAAGAGTAGAGATTCCCATCTGACGAGATTTCAAAACAATATTAAAATCGAATTCGTGAAAATCTTTAAGAGTTTTCTCTTGAAATGGATATAAAGCAAATGATATAGTTCCCCGTATTGGGTGTTGAATTTTCACATATTTCTTCATGAAATACACCGGATCCGAAGCACACTTGGCGTATTCCAGTCGAACTATCTCTTTAAGAGTCTGTTGGTTGTTTGGTTTTGAGCTCATTTAATCGGGTTTCTAACATTTCTAATGAAACTTCGCATAATATGATAGATTTTTTTATTTCAGATAAATCCTCCGATGCTGTTTTTATAAAATCATCACGGGAAACATCTGTCCAAAATTCTCCGGTTCCATCTTCGTTTAGATATTCTATTTTATTAGATTTGTTTTGTAACCACACCAATCCCTCTTCAGTTTTTTGTTTTAACTCCAAAAGAAATGATTTTTGATTTTGTATAACTTTTATTTTTTCATAAATTTCGTATGTACCATCCAACCTCATTTTCGTTTCTTCTTCAATAACACAATCGTAACATTTTCCTGTTTTATTAAAAAATTTTAAATCGTTTTGACTATTCGACCAATAAACGTCTTTTTCACAAACAGAACATATTTGTCTAGTAGATTCCCGAGTATCATATAATTTTTTACTTATTCGACATGAACCGACTTGTATCCATTCAGTTCCGTTTTTATCAACCCACACGTCTCCGTCCTTATGGGTCGGTTCAATTGGTGGAACATAACCTACCTGAGTAAATGGGCGTTCGCCGGATAGATAATCTTTAACAATTTCTATATTTGATTTGTTTGATGCTTTTTTCATAACATGTTTATTCTAACATACATACTAATTCAATTAGAAAAGTGTAATATTTTATTAACTTAATGATTGACCTCCGCCAGGAGAATTAGTTGGTCTTAAAACAGAAACGTTTCTTCCTTCCACACACGGAATCAATCTGAATGTATTAGTTGAGTTGGATGATCCCTTTTCATACATTTTTAAATTAATTACATTTGTATCGTCATGATCGATATCGTTCACATTTGTATAAGAAACCCGATTTGTAATAGGGTTCCACGCTAACATTCTTTCGGTTGTATAAGTTGATTCTTGTATGCCATCGAATCTTACAGCACCTCCTATTTTTAAAGATCCTGTGATGTAGGTATTCTCACCTACCCATAAACTTTTGGAAATTTCTAGACTTCCTGATAAAAAAGTTGTCTTGTTTGGATCTTTCAGTCCGGGTATATAAACTGCCAAAGAAGATCCTGATGGGTCAAATGTAGCAACGGTTCTTAAATCGGAATATACTAAATTTGAATTGACATCAAACAATTCTGATTTAATTTCAAACGTTTCGTTTGCTATGTTAATTGGAAACGGTATTCTAGTAACAAGAGTGTCAGGGGAAAAACCGAAGTCGCCATACGGTTTCATAGACACATCTGAAATTATAGCAGAACATTTTCTGGGAACGATTACCAACGTTCCATATAAATCATTGGAAATCGAAAACATAAAACTTGTGTTGGTATAAACAGTTTCTTCTCTCGGTTCATATGCCGAAACCGTTCCAAGTTTTAACAATCCTTTTTGATTTTTAACAGAATTGACCTCAAATTCTATTTCGGACATGGAACTTGTGAAATAAAATTCTAATCCAGCATCTGTCTCTGACAAACCGGTTGAATCTTTTCTTAATATAGCATTTAAAGAAATTATATAGTTTACATTTTTTTTAAGTTCTATAAAATTTGAATCATACGAAGATCCAGATGAAGCTAAGAATTCGGAAGAATTATAAGAAATGTATTTGGAATTTCTTTCTAAATAAGAAGAATTGTCTTTTAATATAACATAGTTCTCCAAAGAATCATACAGTATATGATCACCAAACGTGGTGATATTAACTGAATCTATTAATCTTTTGGATGTCTGTGTTAAAGATAAACCATTACTTCCTGTAAACCAATATTTGTTTACATGTCTTTGATTGTAAAACGACCCCATTTTATCAAAAGATTTGTTTGTAGTTAACTTGTCTTGTAACAATTCTTTTGATGTTAACGGTTCGTCTGATATAACTTCAAAATCTCCTGGAGAAAACAAAGATTTTCTGTATAATTTATGCCGAGCTATAAACCCTGAAAACGTTTTTATGTTTTTATAAACTACATCAGCGTAAGATTGTTTAACAAACACCTGTCCGTCTCTGACGTTTGTTACTAGATAACTTTGACTTTCGGATGCCGTATTATACACTATATAGGGATATTTTACGAAAAATTCTCCATCTACAACGTTGACTACAACATCGTTTTTATTTCTATCTTTTGACGAAATAACATCGCTAACTATAATTGTGGAGTCATTTATTACTTGCTTAACAACCAAAGATGATGTAAACGATACATTTGAGTTTTTATAAGAAAATGGTTCTTGAATGGTTTTGACTCTAAAATCCATTTTAACATTGTTTAACTGACTATTAAATGATCCTGTTGGATCGACATTTAAAGGCAAGTTTTTAGCATAAACTCTATAATCTATATCTACATTTCTTTTATTAAGTTCAAATGAATCTTTAGGAGGGGAAACTGCAAAACTATAAAAAGAGCCACTTACTTCAATTTGTTTATTTAAATCTCCAACGTGGTCTAATACAGGAGATAAAATTGATGAAACCTCCAGTGTGGGTTTTGTATAAAATCTTACTGTAGAAACGTTGGATTTTGTTTTGTCTATGGATATATTTCCTACCCATTTCACAGTAGACCCATTTATAGTGGTTCCATATAATATGAGTTTTCCGGGACCATTAGACGTTTCCGCATAAACATGAATTGATAGAATATAAGCAGATGATTCTTTATAAACCAAACTTGTTTTGGTCGTTGACTCAATGTATAATGGGTCTCCGTTAGAATCTATACATTCTACCAACACCTCAGATCCCCTTTTTAGATATTCGGATCCATTAAAAGTAACAGAATTCTTACCAGCAGTAAACTCCGGTAAGAATTCTTGTAAAACAAAGTATTTTGATAGGTATTCCGTGTCGTTTAAATCGGCTTGTTTTGTCAACAAACCTAAATCTACACCACGTTTACCAAATCCACTCAGTAATTCCATAATCTATTGTTCATCACACGCAATAAATATAGGATTTACACAAAATTGACTACCGAAAACCCGTTATCCTTCTTAATTTCAATCTGTTTATCAACCATATCTCTTAATACGTCAAGGTGGGATATGATAATTATAAAGTCAAAATTGGTCTTCAAAAATGCAAATAATGTCTGAACGGACGGCATATTATTAGCATCAATAACGCCAAAACCTTCATCAATTGTTAGAAAATTCGGTCTTGGTAAATTAGACACATTAACTAATGCTACACGAATTGCCAGAGAAGACACAAACTTTTCAAATCCGCTTGCCATCTCAATTGGCCATCGTTTGTCGTCGTAAACAATATATGGGACAACATTTTTGCCATCCGTTTCTATAACAAGATGAAAATCGACCATCTGAGTCAAAATATTATTGACTTCACGTTCAACCTCGGGAACAGTTTTTTGAATTACCATATATGGTAACCCATCTCTATTTACCGATTTTACATAGAGAGAATAAGCTTCATATTCTTTTTCCAACTTTTTAACCTTGTCTATAGATTCTATTATTTGTTGAATTTGAGTATTCAATACAACCATTTTGTTGTTAACCTCTTGAATTCTCTTGCTCTTCTGATTAATATTGAAATCTAAGTTTTTAATGTCTAACTTCAATTTATCAATTTCAACCTGTACGTGCCGGTTGAATTCAATGGCTTCTACTTGTTTGTTATATTCTTCAAGGTCTCTAGTCAGAGAATCGATTTCTTTTTCATGTTTTTGGATATCCAATTGTCCTAAAGAAACTGTCCGTTCCCAAATAGAAACTTGATCTTTAACACCATTTAATTCTTTTAGAAGTTTAGAATATTCGATTTGAATATCTAATACCCAAATTAAAGAATCAAGTTCTAATTTGAGTTTGTTTCTTTCATCCAAAGCATTCTTTATAAGAATTTTATCAGCTTCAAGTTCATCCGTAAGTTTTTTCTTTTCATCTGCTACTGATTGATTTCTACCAACGCAATATTTACAATTGGGATCAAATTCGTGTTTTTTTAAAGAATCTATTCTAGAAATTCTACTGCCTACTTCAACTTTTTTAATGCCTAAATGGTTCTCTAACTTGTCTAGTTCAGATTTGATTTTGTTGTATTTTTTACTTGATGCTTCAAAATCTTTGTCTTCTATTTCTTTAATTTTTAACTTTAAAGAATTTGATGTTTTGTTGGATTCATATATACTAGTTTTAGTCTCAAGTATAGTATGAAGATCAGATTCTCTACGTTTCTCTAAATCACTAATTTTTCTGTTTACATTATCAACGTTGATTGACATGTATTTGGATTCAACAGGTTTCAATAAACCAATTTGAACCATAAGACTTTCATTAACCTCTTCTCTAGCCAAACTCAACTTGGATAACTGATCAGTTTCATCGTTAAAAACAAGAGTCAAACTTGATAATTCGTTTTCAAACGCAATTTTTTTAGATTCAAGATCGTCTTTTTTGTAAAGCTTTAATGAAGCTCCTACAGATTTGGATTCATCCGAAGCAACTTCCAATAATTTATCAAACAAAGTGAGACCTATAAACTGTGAAAGCAAATCCTTTCTTTCACTTTGGCCCATATCAATGAAAGAAGAGACATTCTTTCCAGATTGAACTGAAAGAGACGTGAGAATGAAATCCTCATAAGAACCAACAATTTCTTTTATAACATCATTTGTATTCCGTCTAGCTTCACCATTTAATTCTATGTCTTTGCCCCCTTCCACTTTCCAAAATTTAACATCAACTTTAACATCACCCTTGCGGTTAGTTTGACCCTTTCTTTCAATAAAATAATCTACCCCATTAACCTCAAAGTTAAACTTACATGAAAAGTTAGATTTTTGAACATTTAATACATCTTTGGCTTTGTAACCTCGGTCAAACTTATCAAAGATACAAAACGATAACGCTGAAAACACACTTGATTTTCCACACGTATTTGGTCCAAAAAGCCCCATCACATCTTTTGTTTTTGAAAAATCAATGACATTTCCTTCACCATAACTAAACATATTGGAAAACTCAAATCTTTTTGGTTTCCATCTTATGTTTCTAGACAAATTATCTTTGTCTACTTTGGTGTTAATGTTGGTGTTAATAGTTAATACCGAATCTATAATAGATTGGTCGGTTATTTTACACTTATCTTTCAAGAATTCCGTGAGAAGTTGATTTTGATAAGTGACATCGGCTATGTCTGCTAGATTTATAGTAGAAGCAACTTGTAATTTCTTTTGGTCTTCGTCGGACGGAACACGTCCATAAGAAATTTCATCTATCAAAGATGACTTTTTAATATCAGCAACAACTGCTTTGACTTCGGAAATTACAGATTCAAAACACTTAACATGAACTCTTGCTTTTTTTGGAATGTTAGTCAAATCGGTAACTAATTTTCCTTTATTTACTTCAACCGTAAAAAAGCCATAATCGTTAGGTATGTTGAAATGAACATACTTTTTAGTTGATAAATCCCATAATGAAAATCCGTGTCCATCTATAGATTCTCCGTGATTCTGTTGAATCATAGAACCCGGATAATGAACTGCTGGCTTGGATAAGAAACTTTCGTAATATTGAAGGTCTTGTTTTTTGTGAATATCACCAAGTAAAGCAATGTGATGTCCATCAAAAATTTCAACAGGCATGGCTTTGTTTACCATGTAAAATCCCAGATCTGTTAATGCGGAGTTAACAGGTCCATGATAGAGAGCTATGTGATGTAAGTATTCGTTTTTATAGTTTTGAGGAATGTCAGAATAAGAAAGGTAATCTTCTGGTTCTGTAAAAACCGACATGTTATTGAACAGAATATCTCCTATAGAATACAATCCGTTTTCTCTGAGATAAAACAAATTAGAATGATTTAATGCTCCAACAATTGGTGTTAAACTATCTAATCTATTTCTGTTAGTTAAGGTAGCATCGTGGTTACCAGCAATAAGAACCGTTGGACGAATTTCCGCACAATTGAAAAGAAATTCTCTTGCGGATTGAACACACTCCGGGCTCAAATCGGATTTGTTATGAAACAAATCTCCCAAAATTGCTATCAAAGTTGTAGTTGGAGTCTTTTTTACTTCTTCATAAAACTTGTTAAATATTTCCGTATATTCATCGTGTCGTTTTGTTAAACGGATGTGAATATCTGCACAATGAACTATATGTGTGAAGTTTTTTACCCCACAACTCAGTTTTTTAAAATTTGGGTTTTTCATAACAAATATTGATTTCTTTGGTTTTGGAATTTACTCTCATAAACAATTTCAAAGGATTTCCCTGTTTTTCAAAATATTCTATTATATTTTTTTGTCTTTCTAAATCTTTTTTCATTTGTTTTTGATTAAAATGATAAGGCGTATCATATTCAACCCATATGTGTTTTTCAGAATCGTAACCATCAGCATCATATCCGATTTCAAAAAATCTTTTGGGTTTGAAATTACTACAAGTTTTTTTGTTAAAAGAATAAAACCATTCTTTAGCACCAACATCTTCTCCTGCTTGAATTCCTAATCTTTCAAACCGTTTAATTTTTGCAATTCTCATGTTTTTTCTTGCCTCAGCGGACATTTTAATTCCTTTATTCCAACTGGGTTTTCCGTAAGTTGGACTCAATATACCGGATTTTCCAAACATTGGATTTTTGTTTCCAACACGTCCAAAACACGGATTGTTTTTTCCTTTCCGTTTTTCAGAAAGTTTTTTTCTAATTTCATCTGTTAATTTAACACCCAACCTCATTTCCCTCAATTTTTCTTTGTGGTCTTTTTTTATCACTTTGCCTTTGTGAATTTTAGATAAAACGCACGGTTTACAAATATAGGGAATCTTAGATTTATTGTATTTAGTAAAAGAAGAAAATGTATGAATTTTACCACAAACTATACACTGTTTATCTAGACACCCCTTATATTTTCTTTTTCTTAAAGCACACGATTTACAAACTCTGTTTTTGTTTAAACTATCGTTATATTGACTTATAGTTTTAAATTCTATAACTTTATCACACTGAGGACACTTTTTATTCATTATCAACTCTCCCTCAAGAATAAATATAAGTCATTCACAATTTATATCATTTTTTCTTTCATTAGAAAAGAAAAATCAATTTCTTTTGAATTTTTTATTAAATTACACATTTCATAAAACCCAATTTCATTTGGGTCTTTTTTGGTTAATTCAACAAAATAAATTTGTATATCGTTACCAATTTTTGATTTTAACATTTCATAAATTTTAAGTGAATCTATTCTAGCATCTTTATCCAAACACAAATTGATTCGTTTAACATCATTTTCTAAAATAGATTCTATTAAAGAATTTGGAATAATTTTCCCAAACAAAGGAATTGAATTATTCCGTATTGTAATAGCATTAAACGGAGATTCTACTAAAGTAATTGGTTCATTCCAATTGATATATAATTCAAAACCAATAAAATCTTTTGGCCAATCCGGAGTTAGATATTTCAAATAAGATGAATTTAGAAAGTCTCTGGCGGTGAAGAAATTCAAATTTCCATCTCTATCATAACTAGGAACGACAATTCTATTTCTATACCTTCCTTCTTCACAATATCCTATGTTATACCGCAAAACATCATCTCTTGTTATGTTTCTATTTTTAAGATACTTAACCGCATGTTTATAACAGATTGAGTTAGACGGAACAGCAATACTTAAAAATTCATCTGGTAGTTTTAATAACTCTTGTTCTTTTTTCGGTTTACCATAATTGGGTTTAAAATGTTCTCCAATTATACCATACAATTCTTTGTATAAAGCAGGCGAAACTTTGAGTTTCTTGAATAAGGATTTGAAACTCTTTCCGGATTCTCCACAAGCAAAACAATTATACTCTGCTGTGTCTAAATTTATTCCAAACTTCTTACGAGAGACATTGTTAACGGCTTTGTGGAATTTGCAAACATATGTTATTTCATGGTCGTTTATTAATTTTCCTTCTTGACCCATTATTTTGTTCAGAAGAACGACCAGCTTGTTTTTTTGAAAACCATCCATTCATCAATACTGACATATCTTTGGAATAGAGTCAATTCCTTTTTTAAAGTTTTTCCAATCACGTTCCCAAATGTATTTTATTTTATAACCAAGTCGTTTTAAAACTTCAAATCTTAAAAAAGTATATTCCAAAACTTCTTTATTGGGTCTTTGATAAAAAGAGTGAATTTTATTACCATCAAATAACTCTGGATTACAATGCCAATAATCTCCTAGAAATTCATATACAATGTTGTGTAATGAATCTATTCCGTCTACAACAAAATTATCAACCCAAACATTTCTTTTTGTTATGTTTAGATAATTTAAAAATTCGGTTTCTGATTTTGAAATTTTTTTCTTAATTAGACTGTCGATATTACATTTAAAACAACCGGATCCGTTTTTATGGTGTTTTGGTAATTGTAAAAACTCCCCGTGAGTTGGACAAAGTATTTTAATTTTTATTTTGTTGTTTATGAAATTTGTTTTAGAATAATCGTATTTATTGTTATGAATCGTGGAACAAAAAGTTTTAAATTCTTCATTTGTTAAACGTCCTTTTTTTGAACACTTTGGACATTTATTTTTGTTTGATTTAGAATAATGATTAGATGGCAATTGATAAAAATCTCCGTGTATAGAACATGTTATACAAACTTTATTATTGTTATCTATATAAAAAGATTTGGAGTAATCATACGTATCGCCGTGAACAAATTTTGACTTTTTAATAAAATCGGCAGTAGTCATTTTACATCTTAATGATGTATTATTATTTTTACATTTGGGGCATCCGTTTTTGTTTTTAAAATGATTATGAGGAAGTTGATAAAATTCTCCGTGTTTTAAACAAATTATTTTTATTTTAGTCAACGAATTAACATATACAGATTGAGAATAGTCATACATATCTCCGTGTACTTTTTTGGAATTTTCTATAAATTCATTCGTGGTCAATCTTTTCATTTTTATTTTTCAAATTGAAAATTTCCGGTACGTTTTTCTTCATTTTCATATGTTTTTAAACAAATGATATGTGATTTTAACCACAATTCACATGATTGATTAATTTTATATCCGTTTGCATCACAAAATGTTTTAATTTGTTTATGAAGTTCTTCTGATATTTTGATCGATTTGTATTTCATAATAATACATATTAACCGACAGTAGAAAAAAGTAGAATATTTTACACTTTATTTCTTATTTCGGATCCTTAAATTTAACACTTCATTGTAATAATCAGGACTAAATATAGCATTTCTGTCTACTATTTCTTTGGTTTCGTGATACGCTAATAAAAGTTTAGATGGATGAAAAGTTAAAATATCAAATTGAAAGTTTTCTTTGCCTAATAACTCTATATCCGCGTTTAATTTTGGAGATGATCCTGTATATTCTTTCCAATCGCTTTCAACTTTATAACGTCTGGCATTGACTCTTCCTTTGAGCGGTTTTCTCTTCTTTTTGTTCTCCAATAATTTTTTACCAATGTATTTTTTGTTGTTGGTTTTGTTGGTTATAACGTAAACAAAACCAATTGAACCGAGTGGTATAGTAACAACATCCTTTGGAAATGTCCAATGTCCAGAATTTTCAATCATACTTATAAATAGAAAAGGTCACCATCTACTAAATAGTGACCTTTTCAATTATAACTTATTTTTGTAACGTATTTTTAGAAGTCAAGGTCGTTTGAATCCTTAACATTCAATTTATAGTTGGGTTGGGATGTCCCAAGACCAACTCTTCCCGTCGTCCCCATTGAATAAGACGCCGTAAGACCGTAAGATGCTGACATAGGATAAGATGGGCTTGGTAAACATGATCCTGTTCCCCATCTTGAAACACAAGCACCTGAAACTTGAGAATAGTAAGAATTGGTATTTAAGAAAGATTCTCTCCACGCCCATTTATTTCTAATATATTGATCAAACTCTGTAGAGTTTAATTTGATGTTTTCACCAACCGCCAATTCCAATCGTCTAATGACGCCAATATAATCGTCTGTATGGTCTTCTGGATAACGTTGTCTTAGATGATTAAATGGTCCATCTTTCTTTCTTTTAGATACAAGATTCAAATCTGATGCGATTTGTTTTTTAAAATCTTTTACGTTCTTTTGATATTGTTTTTTGAGTTCCTTAAGTCTATCAACTTTAAGTTGTTTTAAAGTTTTCTCTGCTTCCAACCAATACCCTTCAATAGCATCAGCTAATATTTTATCGTGTTTTACCTTATTTTCATTGACGATTTTTAACGCATCGGTCTTTTTAACATGAAGACTATCTAATGATGTAACATAATTTTCTGACATAACTTTCCTTTCGGTTATGATAATAAATACTAAACAATCATTATTTCTTCTAAAAATGATTTTTTTATTTTTGAAACGATCATAAGCGATTCTTTTCTCATTTAATATTGTTTTTTATAACAGCAAAACTCACATCTATGAATTATTTTAATGGTTAAAACCGCTTTTTGAATTTTTTTTCTGAAAAAAGAATGTGGAACAAATTTTTATAACAAAAAACCCCATCTGAATTAACAGATGGGGTTAAATAATCTAAAAATTGCTTATGGTTTGTATTTTTGAGTGGTATGTCCACTTGATGCAGCAGTATTCAATGCTTTATCACTAAACGTTGATGCTGCAAGACCTGATGGATTTTGCAATGTTTTATTTTGAAGGCCAAAATCAATAGGTTGTTTCTTGACTTCTTTTGCATCATAAGCTCCTCCCACTTTTTGAGTAGCATATCGTTCTTCCAAAGTTATTGTAAGAGAAGGTCTTTCAGTTGGCGTTTGTGTTGTCATAGTTTTGTTCTACTGTATAATAAATATGGTTAGAAATCTAATTTCACTACAAAATTGATCGGAAAATCTTGCCCTAACTTTATAGGACTTCCTAATTTAGCTACCGCCACCAAATCTAATCCGTCGTATAACCCAATGGAAGTGACATATGGAGCTAAATAAGAACCCGTTTTATCAGCATTAGATTGAGAAACATATGTTAAAAAATCTTCTTTGATTAATGGAGATTTGTTTCTTTTTGTCTGTTCGTCCAAATAATCAATAATATCACTAAACAGTTTTCGTTTAGAATTCGATGTGATGAAAGATTGATAGTTTATCTGATTTAACCTGCGTGAACAATATTTCCAAAATATATTCATGTCATTCAAATCTATTTTTGAATCTTGATTGAAGTCAAATTCAGAAATCCCAATATCGTTCAATATAGTAAAGAAAGACTGAGAAATAAAATCGTCGCCTGTATTATAATACGAATGGTTGGTGGAATTAGAATTATAAAATGAAATTTCATCATCAGTTGTTAAAAGAGATGAACTCCAATCTAAATTTGGAACGGATTCATATCTTGTGTTTATGTTTTGCATATAACGCAAAATAATATCCAAATCTTGCCAATCAAAATAACCATTTCCATTTATATCAAACATTGCTCTTTCCCATGTCACTGCTGATGGGTTTGTCGAAACGTTAAATTCTCCTGGCTCAGCTACGCAAACGATTTGTTTTTCGTATAAAGTTTGTTTGCTATTAAAATGAACTTCGTATTCATAACTCCATTCAGTAACTGGATTAAACCAAAGACCTTCAAAAACAGATCCAGATGTATTTAATACAATTTTTCCATTTCTATAAAAAACATTACCTACGTGAAATTCGTTTCTAAAATTATTCCAGTTATAAATGTAAGCCTTCCCAGCCAAATCTTCCAATTCTAATTTGTCATTTCCAATAAAACTTGCAGTATTAAAAACGTTTAAACTCCTATTAGAATCGTAAATTACAAGAGGAGCCCCAACAACTAAACTTTTATCTGCCATGGCAACATCATACCCAAATCCTCTAAACGGTGCGAGGAATCGTTTTTTTCGTTGATATACATTAACAACATCCCAATCCAAAGAGGTTGCTGATGATGTGTTTTTTTGCATTAACACAACTTGGCCGTGGATATAATTTTCTAAATCAGAATAACAATAATTTTGTTGCCAAATTGATCCTCCGATATAACAAGAGTTAATTGTCTCAACGTTTGCTTTTGGACAACCAATTAAACATTTATCATCCCACAAATCAACCGAAAACCCCATTTTGTTGTTTTTTAAGGTCTTTTCATTTCCATAGAATTTTTTAACTAAATACCAATTGTTGTCTATATTATCACATCTATGATAAAGATAACACGCTCCTTGTTTATAAGCTCTTGACCCCGAATATTCATAAATCCATCTATCTGTAGGAGCACCAACAGCAATATCATCTCCCCAAAGAGCAACAGAGTTGCCATAACCATCTATTGTATAATCCTCACATCTGATCACGGGATTAACATCATAAAATGGAAGATATCTTAAAGTTCTATCTGCTTCAAAAGTGTTTAATTCTTTCCAACTAACCCCATCGAATTCAAAATAATACGCTTTGCTTCCCGCTGTAATTTTATTTCCATTACCAACAACTAAACTTGAACTATATGATTGAGTAGCCCGATTCAAATCCAAAGAATAACCAAAATAATCGCCAACAACATTTGAACTTCCGGTTATGGTCTGAAAAAATGAAAAATTGATGTTATGTGGGTTATCAGGTTCATCTCTTCTATAAATATGAACTCCGCCTGCGGTACTATTCCACTCTGGAGAACCGACCGCTAACCATTCGTTATTAATGGATACGCAAAAACCAAAACTTCCTGTTACAGGTTCGCCAACAGGAGGTTCAATGGTTTGTGCTAAAAACGCTGATCCGGTTGATATGTAACCATCCAATGCACTTGAATTGAGAAGTGTTAAATTATAAAGATCGACAGAAGATCCGGTTGAAAAAATCTCCTTCCCGCCGATGTTTATGTAATGATTATACCACCGATTTCCTACCGCCAATATATTGTTATAAACATCAACTGTGTGTCCATAATCATCTTCATATGTAGATGTATATTCTCTCGCATCGATTTCTATTGGCAGATCTCCCAAAATCCATTGATACCAATGTAGTTGAACATAAGCAGTTCCCCACCATTTTATAACAGGTATCCAATAATTTTTAACAGTGTCGGTGTGTATTTCAGCAGAAGAAGTATCTTCTGCTAAAACAACATAATTTCCTCCGTTTATGGGTTTATAAAGAGTAAGAAGAAAATCGTGTCGATCAGACAATGTGTTATATCGGTAAATATCTACAGAACCGGTTCTCCAAACTGATGCACTATCTGTATTGTATTTGAACGAAGACGGATTGCCAACAATAACCCAATCGTTGTGAGTAGTTACTGAATATCCGTTGTTTTCATTTAAAACGTTTACTAACATAAATTACCAGGGTTGACAATTGGTTGGGAGCAAATAGCTCGATGTATTAGAACTTCCATAATAACTTCCGGTTACTCCCGATTGTCGAGATTCAATGTCTGTGTAAAAACTATCACAGAAAGAAGACGAAGCAAGTTCGTCAATTCTATTTTCAAATTTTCTAATTTCCTGAACCCTTGAAAAAAGATTTTGTTTAGCAATAATATTTCCAAAACCATCATCTGTTATTTGAAAATTATCATCCAAAGCATTATCGACTAACAAAATAGTATTTTCTAACATCTTTTCCCCAAAATAATTTTTTGGTATAGTAAAGACTCTAAATTGATCCGATAAAAACTTTTTAATATTGGATGTTTGAAAATCGATATTTTCCATCCCAAACATTTTAGTTGGATTATTCCAATCATTATAAAACGCATTTTTTATTTGGTTATAAACGAGACGTTGAAAAGTTCCTGTGTTGTTTTTTAGATCCGATTCAGGATAAAAAATTCCATCGACTTTTTTGCCCTCTTCATATAGAGTTTTGTTTGGGTCTTGTTGTTCTAAAGCAATGTTACATTCTCTATTTAAAATCGGAAGTTCGTCGCCACCTTCATAATCAACAAATTCTTGTGCGACTGGAATTTCTTGCGGTTTTTCTTCTACTATAACTAAATCTTGATTTATAAACGATGTAAGAACCCAAGGTTTTGTAGCAACAAAAGGGGTATTTTGTATATCGTTTCTCTTAAAATTCTTAATCATCTACGGTATAAATATATGAATAGTACAAAATAAAAATGACCTGTTTAAGGTCATTCTTATTAAAAGTTTTCCATAACCGAATCAAATCAAAAATCCAGTCGGATTTTAAGCAAAATTTCTGTTTCGAACGATTTAACTGCTGGACGGCTTAATTTTGCTACAGCAACAAGTTCGTTGGTATCGTTATACAAACCGACTGTGGTGATATAAGTTCTCGGGTCGGTATAGAAATCTTCGTTTTTAATAGTACCTGCGGTTGGTTTTGTTCCATCAATCAACGTTTCAGTTCCGTCATACACGTATGTAGGATTGTTAGAATAATTAAAATCACGATTCTTAACTCTTACAAAATAATGTTTTGAAGGAACATATTCACTTTTACGGACAACCATTGGTTTTTGAGAATGTCTGATTGACCAGAAAAACACTTGTGTATTGTTTTGATTTCCCAAATCAGCATCTAAATAAGAATTCCAACGTGGATCTGACGAGTTTAACGGATAATAATCTAAACCTGGATTCATACCTTCACTCTTCGATCCAGTCCAATAACTCGCTGAAGGCGGTTCGGATATAACTGTGCCTTCACTATTGGTTACAAATTTGTTGGTAGCAGAAATGTCGTTATTTGCTGAAGACAATCCTCCTCTATACCCAAGCAATTCATCTAATTTAGATGCGTTAAATACGACGATACCGTCATTTGGATACAATAATCCAATTGCATTATAATCAGGTTTTGTTTTAGAAACATTTGATAGTGATCCTGTTACTAGTTGATAAACAGATTGAACTTTTCCTGTATAAAAAGAATCGTCAATAAAAGTCAATACCGCATTAGTGCCATTTGCAGCTGCCAAAGAAATTTCAAAAACACCTTCATCAATTCTATCTTTCGTCTTATATGTCGAAAAATTAATTACATAAATATCATCCGCATTTACTTCTGTACTACCGGATTTCATGGTAAATCTACCATCTAAATCGGTATTCCCCAACAAAAGGTTTTTATACTGATTATATACGACTTTTGTAGGAGACGCTTGAATTGATCCTGTTTCGTAATCAAATGAACCACTTCCGCCTACATGACCATATGCTATGGAAAAATACGGTTCTTTATATGTGTTTTTATAAACCAAACTTGGATAAACGTCTGTATAATAAAGAGTTTTTCTTATATCATATGGAGAAGAACCAAATGCTGTAGAAGGAGTTTGTGCGTTTGATAATTCCCAGAAATTACTTTCAAAGAAGCTTGATGTCCAGTATGTGCTGCCATCAGGCCAAAAACCACTGGAAACTTTCGTAGTCCTTCCTTCTACAATATCAGTTGGATCAAATGTTTTGAATATCATATTTTTCTAAAATTTAACTTGTTGGAACAGTAACAGTTACTTCAATGCTTGTTGAACCACCACTTTCATTTCCAACAATTGTTAAGTTAGTCGTAGTAGTCTTGCTTAAAGAACTGTTTGGAACAAATCGAAACTTTTTACCAATTGCTACTTGAGCCGACGTTGTTTGAATGTCGCCCGCAAATGTTGGAATCGTATTCGACACAGAATTGATTGCGTTCGTTTCTTCGACAATTAACACACCCACATTTTTGTTTCCGAGAATGGCTGTATATCCCATTGTAAGATTATATGCTGGGTTTGTAGATGGCGAAACAATAATTTCTCCTGTATAATCTCTAGCCACTAAAATTTTATCTTGAGCAATAGTAATTGTTGGAATGGAAGTGACGCCTTGATTTAACGTAACCAATTTGAATTTCATGGTTTGAGTTTCATCAGACAGCGGTTCGAAGATAGGCGTATTTCTTAATGCAATATCATAGAATGCACTTCCGTTCGGATGTGATGAGTTATAGAGACTATAATCAATCTCATCGTCTGCTAAAGCAAATGATGTGATGTTTAAATTTCCGTTTTTAGCGAGTAGTTCACGTCCTTTTTTAGTTAGAACTGCATCTACGGTGATTGTGGTATTGTCAATATATGCCATAAGCTGACTCTTGTTAGATTATCTTAGTTATAAGTATCAATGTATTCGTGAATTTTTACATTTTATTTACGACAATACGTTATCTGTTTTAACTACATTTATGTTGGAAACGTTTATAGTTTGAACAGGAAGAGTGTTATCTTCTAATCCATCTGTTCCGATAGTAGTCATTTCCGTCTGTCTAGATTTAATATATCTATCAAACGTTTGTTCGACAATTCTGAAATAAGATTTCTTTCTATTTCCGTAAATGTCTGGAGGTCCTAAAGAACTTGAAGTTGAAATGGAAAGTTCGTTTACTTTTGGTTTGGATTCTTTTGTAAAAATGATTTTTTTGTGACTCAAATGGTTTCTAGAATATCCACTGAATGTTTCATAATACTGTTCATCGTCTGAATAAACAGTGAAATAATTATATTTTCCACTGACGCCAGACATGACAGGCATAAAAAATACATTGTTTGTTTTAACATTTGGACGAGATTTAAACGTACCAACATCAAAATGAAAAGTACAAACCCCTCCATCAATGATGAAATTTGGAGAATATTGAGTTAAATTTGGTTCATATAAAGAAGTCAGTGGTATTTGGATATCAAACGAAGATGTGTACACTTGATTTTCATAAGCTATACCTTTCCAAACTTCGGTTTTATAAAGCATTACTGATTGTGAATCAACCGTTTGTGGTTGTGAATATTCCCCTACTCGATACCAAATGCTTTCTTTATTCCAATTTTTTATTAAAAATCTATCTTCACTTCCTGAAAGTTTGGTTTCAATTATTCTACCATTAGAATCACAATGAACTCCCAATTCGTCTGGGTTTTCAATGTCTAAAATTATTCCGGAACGTATTGTTGATTTAAAGTTTTGAGTAGGTTTCCTTACAATAGATAAATTGATAGGAGCCGTTAAATTTTTCCCCAAACTATCATTTACATTTATTATACTTTCGTTGGTTTTAGTATAATAATAACAATTTTTCAAAAAGAAATATCCGCTTCCTGTATAGTAATATCCCGGATCAACGTTCAATCCCAATGAATATTGAGAAATAGTCGATGGTTGACTTGTGCTTGGAACAACAATCGGCCATTCAGGATGATATTCAACCGAATCAATATTACCAACATCTGGATATTTTATTATCCAACCCTCGCTGACAAATTTCAAAACCGGTTGTAGTCTTAAAAATTCTTTGTAATACGGATCGGTTATGTTATGTGGGCCAGGGCTTAAATAAAAAGGCACATTTTCATAAAGTTGAGATCCGTATAAATCTTTTTTCATTCTAAAATCCACAGAAACAAAATCTCCATTTATATTTCCAGCAGCATAAATGTTATCTGTTACAGATAGATTTTGTTTCCACGGTGAGTTAGAACTAGTAATAGTTGATCCCGTAGATTGAGATTCGTAAATATCCGAACTAATTTGTTTGTATTTGTATTTCGGTCGTTCTAGAACAGTAGGTTCTACTAAAATTCCCGTTAAAACAGTATTTCTTGAAGGTATAAGTTGTTTTACTGTTTCAAAAACAGATTTATCAAAATAAAACTTATACAACATAAACATTTCGTTATAATAAGTTCTTTTGTTTCCACTCTGATTATAAATTTCTCGAATATTTTTTAATGGTCGGTATTGATCTTCAAACATTTGAAGAGGTTCGCCTACTAAACTTGTTATACCATAATCTCCTAAATATCTAAAAATATCTTTGTTTTTATAACTATTTGGATCGGCAAATAATCCTATTTGATTTGAATCCGGAGCAACAAATTGATTTGGGGAAATTGTGGATCGGTCGTTAGGATCTAATCTAGCTACCAATTCCAAATCAGTTTTTTGAATTTTTTGATTTTTGAATTTATTTGGTCCATAACTGGTTATTGTATAAGTTTGATTATACGAGATATCTTGGAATTGATATGGATATACTGAATGTGAAACATTAACACAATTGTCTACTGATGCTGAATAGGATTGTATTTCAAAATTATGAGCCAACATCCAAATTGAAGACGAATATGTTTCATTTTGATTGACAATTAAACTTGGATTTTCTAAATTTAAATCGACAGGATAATCAAAATTCATTCTAAAATATAACGATTCGTGTGGTTTCGACGATCCTGTGAAACTATATGAATTGATATTATTGCAGTGATCATTAAAAGTATAATCCGTTATGGGAGAATTCCATAATAAAATTTTATCTAATAATCCTTTGAAACTTGAAGAATTTTCGTAGTTCCCAAAATACAAAGTACCTATTTCCGAAAATTTATAGTTATACGTTTGAGTCAAAATATCAAATTTTGAAGAACTGAATATAGTTCTGCCATCATCTTTTCTTTGAACCCACAAATCATATTTTGTCGGAATTAAGTCATCGACCGAGTTGTATTCAAAATTTTCATCCGGATCGTTTTTCCGGAGCATTAAATTAAAAATTTCTCCGTTAAAAATTGGAATTGGATCGGATAAAATGAACTTATCAGATTGGTTAAATGGTCGGTCCGATAAAGATGTATAACTTTTTTCAATTACCAGAGAACCGTTAACAATACTGTGGCTAGGAAGAGTACATGTTCCTGTATCCGGAACCAAGTTTCCATTCATATCATAAAGAGAAAATGTAAGCTTATTTCCTCTAGCTTCTATTAAACTATATCCGTGATACGAATTCCATCTAAACTTACTTTGTGGAGGATTATTAGGAAAAACATATAAAGGAGAACCACCTGCACCTTGGATTATAAGTGTTATATTGTTGGATTCTAACCTTTCATAGAAATGGTCATGGCCGGTTAAACAAACATCGATTCCCATAGAACTCCACGGCCATTCCATCCACGTTCCTAAATGTCCTATTACTCCGGAAGATACCCATGGATGATGAAATACAGCAACTCTCCATAAAACATCCGTATCTGACCACGAACTGGAAATTTCTTGTTTTAACCACTGTCCCTGAACAGATGTTGGTGTTACTCCATCCGGCTCATCGGTATCTGAATTTAAACAAAAAAACTGAACGTTCCCTTTTTTAAACGTATAATATCTATAATGCGGTTTTAAACTTCCTGTATTAGTTGACCAAGGAGTTAAATTAGTAAAAAACGATGTATAAAAAGAAGACGTAACATCTCCTACAATATCATTATCATGATTTCCTATCACAGGAAAAAATCTATTGATTAATGCTCCTGACCCACTAACACCGGTATAAGGATAAATAAACTGATGATATAACCGTCCAACAGCATTATCAAAAGCGTCAACATCTGTTTGATAAATATTATCTCCTGTAGTTACAATAAAATCGGGATTAACATCGGTTAACGTTTCAGCCACTTTCAAAGATTGTGTATTGGTGGCATCTATCAACCCATAATCTCCAATTACACCAATCGTGTAACTAGGATAATCAAGTTGAAAGTATGCTCTTCCTAAATGTTTTTCTTTTTCTTTGTAAACTCCAACAGTCCAATCTGGCTGGTCGTATTTGTTATATTTCACTGCCAATGGAATTTTTTCGTTTATATTCCAATTGTTTGATGTATCTAACGCCACCTTCATTTCCACAGTTTTAATTGATGGATCAAAATCTATTGAAAGATATTCTCTATAACCTTTGAAGGTTAACATGAATATTTTTTCTTCTGTAGTATAAGAAGTTTTGTCTGAATTCGAATAATCCGTTCCGCCATATTCTCGAATGCTTACTAATGTCGACGGAATCCCATAACAAGAAAGTATCAATTTGATACACTCTTCTGTTCCTTTGGTTTTATAAATCAAAGGAAGTGTATTTAGAATTCTATTCCACGCTTGTCTGGTCCTTTCATCAGCAGAAATCTCGTTCATTCCAGATAAGCTATTATCAAGATAATTATCCGAAATGTTTTCCGATTCTAATGAAGAATCCAATTTCCACCCAAACGACTGTAACATATTTTGCAACAAGTTTTTGGAATATTCATTAGCACTCTCAGTTGATTTTTGAGACGGTAAAGATTTTATATAAAGATATAGGTTGTCAAAATAATGACCCACCATTGACAGAAAAATAAGATAATCATCGTTTCCAGAATCACTGATGATGTGTTGTGGTGTATTATTTACTAAACTATCTCTGTTAAACTTATCATATCTAGCAGATTCAGAATTCATCTCTTCAATAAAAGAAGAACTATAAAAAGACGAATTTGAATATTCATAATAACCTGTTTTATACAGATATGATTCAAACCCATCGAACGAATCTATAATTTCGTTTTTTTGAGTCTGTATTGTTTCTTTTTCTGTTGTATAATAAGGATAAGAATATCCAGAACTGGAATAATTTGTTTCAAGCAAAGATAAACTTTCATCCAAACTTGAAATAGAAATCATTTTGTTTTTAAAGATATTATGACGGAGTTCTGCTGATGAAAATATAACAAAGTTAGAAAAAGAACTATAATCAACGTTTAGTTCTTTTATTTTTTTACTTACATTTACGTTTTGAACATTTTGTTCGTCATTTTCTAAATCCTGATAACTAAAATACGTGTTGGTGTTTGAAAATGATACGTCTGAAATTTTGGTTGTAAAATCCGGCGGAGAAATTTTGATTGTTTTTGTTAAAACTTCATCTTGAATGATTGTGTTAAACAAAAATGGTATAATTGCTATGTTAGAAACCCAAACTTTGGATTTAATTGACAATTCATCTGACAAAGGATTTTGAAGTTTAACCAATAAAGTAAACGGATCTTCTTCAGAAGTCCTTTCGTCGATATAAGACGAATTTAATATCGGATTATATTTTCCACCATCCCAAGATAAAGCATTTTTTATCGGAGATCGATATTTTTCTTTATATTTGTTTTCCAACAATCCGTGAATTTCATAAAACCAATATTTGGTAAAAACATCAAAAACGTATTGTCTAGCTGATTTATACTGTTCAGATTTAAAATTAACGAACAGTATATCTAACCGTTGGTTTACTGATTTTTCGAATTCTGATTTTATCTCTCCGAATTCTAAAACCGAATTTGTGTTTGAAACTAAAAAGTTATTGAAATATGTTCTAATTCCTTGTATTCTTACAAAAGGGTTGTTTTTTCCATCTGATGTAGAATATTTGATGAAATCTTCATATAGACTTTTTAAAAACTCCACAAACTTACCATCACTCGGTATGAAGAACATGTTCTTGACTAGAATAATTTGGTCTTCATTATCCAATTGTGAATTTTTATAAACTTTGTCGTAAGGACATTCCTTAATCAACCTCAAATATAATGGCGATACGTCATCTAAAAGAATTTTGTTTAGACAAAATGCTTTATACTGTTGAGTAGATTGTTCAGATGGTATTAACTTTATTTCTGTTTTGCTTGGAGATACATCTTTAACGACAAGCGGAGATGATGGAGTTCCAGCCAGATATCGTGTAAATTGATATCCGAAAATATAGCTATCCGATGGCAAGTTCAATTGAGATAAAACCATTGCAGGTTCAACAAGAACCTTTTCAGTTTTGTATAATGGCAACCCATACACATACTGTCTGTATTCATAAGGAACTGCTTGATTTTTGTCATTATAAAACGTTAAAACGGATGTTTTATATTCCCCTATATTTTCAAACGATTTCCAGCTTAACAAATTTCGGTTTAGATCATAAACAGAAACCTCCAAAGAATCTGTATTTGAAATTCCGTACCAAAAATCTTCTTGAATCCCTTTGATAAAAAGATTACTATCCGGTTCGTTTAAATATGAACCGGAACTTATACTCGCTGTTACATTAGGCGTGTATGGATACAAAAACGACATATTTATGATTTAGTTATAGGCAAATACGGAAATGTGGATGAAAAATCTCTTTCCGTAACCCCTTGTTTCAAAGAAATTCTCAATTCAAGTATTACTTGTTTGGTTGCTAATCTTTCTGATTCAGTCATGTTTTCATCTGCTTTCTGAGTGATCAATGACAATTGTTCTTTCAGTTGCGTGTTTTCGTTTTCTAAAACCGACGAAGTTGTAATTGAATCTGTAGTTTCTGTCTGAACATTTTCTGGAAAAAACTCTGAAAACTCAATGTTATAAAACGAAGATATTTTTTGATCGTCATAAACATAATCTATCAACGGAATAGATAGATACTGTTCGGTAAAAGTAGATGGTGTTTTTTTAAAAACCAAATTCCCACCTTCATCAAACGTGTAATTATATGTTCCATACTTTTGAAAATCATCAATTTCTTTAGAAAAATTGGTCATAAAATCATCTTCTTACTTGAAAAATAGCATTGTTATCAAATGTATAACTATTTCCATCTAAACACTCCACTTTAATTATTACTTTGTAATACCTCTCTTTTTCCAAAGCCGATGTGTTTAAATCAAAATAATGTCCATGTAAATCACAACTTATTTTAGTATAATTATCAAAATCGACAATAAATTCTTCAGTCTGATTGTCTTTAATAGCATAAAAACTGCTGCTTGGCAAAAGTTTGGTGTTTACATAAGCAAGTTGTTGTGGAGATCTTTCAAACGTTTTTAGAGGAAGTTTTTCTCTAGCAAATACAACTATTCTAGGAAAATCCCCAAAACTATATTCCTTTTTTAAATTTTGTATCGTTATTGCAAATGGTTGTTCAGTATCCAATTCCGAAAACAAACTTCCTGTTATATCAACGCTGCTTGTAAATGAATAACTCGACGTTAAATAAGAAAAACTTCCTGTGAAAGGAAATGTAACAGAAGCTCCTTGTAACAAACCACTTGTAAAAACCCCTTTAAATACACCGCCAGAAAAATTGCTTTCAGAAACGTATCCTAATAAGTTTCCTTTAATTGGAGAATTTTGTGTAGCAGTTGTCGTAAATTCGTGTTGATTAGGAATACTTCCTGAAAGTGTATGATTCAAGAAAATTTGTTCATTGAATGATCCAGATAACATTCCGGTTATTATGGATTGGCTCACTTGACCAAAAACTTCGCACCCAGCAAAATCTCCTGTACTAAAAGAAGCGGTAATATACCGTATTCCATTATTATCTACAGACGATGTTCCTAAAACATTCCCTTCAATTAACAATCCGTTAATTGTATCCGACATACCGTGTGATAAAATCGTCGATCCGGTATCAATCAATCCGTTCAAATCTGTTATTAAAAACGCACTTCCAGACAACATGCCGTACGCTGTTACTCCGTTTATAACAACTCCAGACGAAATGTTTCCATTAAATCTAGGTGGATAAGATGTAATAACTACACTGCCCGTTCCAAAACTTCCTGTAGTCCAAACTTGATCATCCCAAGCAATATCTAAATGGGGGGAATAAATTGTATTTGTTTGCCGACTAAAAAAAGACAAATTAGCATTAGAACCAGACGGATTCGTTTCTTCCGAACACATCAATATAAATCCGTTATTAGGAATTGTGTTGCTCAACCAAGCGTTTACTATGGAAGTAACTTCTATATTAAGATCTGCGGATTCATACGAAAAAGATTGACTACACGGTATATCGTACCACGTTCCTCCGCCTCTCAAAAACGATTCGCTAACATATCCGTAATCATTCAAATAATCTACAGACGATGTAATTGTATCATATCTTTGTGGAGTAAACCAAACACTTCCCGAATTTTTATCTTTCCAATTCCAACTTATACCTTCATCAGAACCTCCATCTGAAAAATACCCATTTCCCTGTACCCATTCTTGAGAAACAGGAAAAGCAAACACCGAATATTCAACTGGAAGTTCTTTTGCTTCGGTAACGTACAATTTTAAATAAAATTTTGGATCCAATATTGTTCGATCTGATATCGACTGAGAAATGAATGTTAAATCGAATTTTAACAAAGATCGGTTTATATATTTTCTGTTGGTTACAGATGTATATTGTTCAGCTTTAGTATCAGTTCCTGTTAAATAACCTGTTAAACTTCCCGTCGATTCTGACAAAGTTCCAGTAAATGTAGAAAAACAACTGGTAGTTAAAGACCCACTAACCCACCCATCAACAGCATATGTGGATAACACTCCAGAAAATCCGTATAAACTTCCACTAAAATCTCCCGTCAAAGGCGATCCTTCTTCAATACCGTCTAAACTAGCACTCACACTTCCAGAAAAATAAGCCCCTACCCAAAAATTTGAATCGCCAATAATGGATCCATTTACGGAATTAGAAGATCCGTAAAACGAACCTGTAAAAGATCCAGTAAAATTACTTGCTTCAAATCCAACAACATATTCATTAAAAAATGAATATGTTCTAGAGTAATTAACAACTTGAGCATAACTTTGACTGACCCCTATAACTAATAGTTCATCTAGGCCAAAATTTTTGTCTGATTCCGATGATCGGTTGCTTATATAAGCGTCTTGTGTTGGGTAAATAAAATGGTGCATATTACAATGTCGTTCCTTTTATATCTACATCTGGATATTTTATTTCAAAAACTGAAGGGTCTAATGACGGATAGATTATCTTGTTTTTTGTAGCAGATTCTATATCATATTCCACAGCCGAATAATTTCCGTGATTAATGTTCTTATTGGAAATTTTAACATTTGAAACGGATTGTACGCCGTCGATTTTAGCTATTTCTAGTTCTAATTGACTTAAGTTTATAGGTTGTGAAAAATTCCAAAAATCTATATCAAAAAAGTTTTTAACAGCCGAAATGCAATTTTTTAAAACGTCCTTTTTGTTATATCCTTTGTAAACTAAAATTCCAAATTCAACTCCGATATTAACAATATATCCATCAATGATGTTTATTCCGTCGGTCATCATTCTAAACTTTTTTAAATATTTTACTAAATTTGATGCAAGGGCGTCATTAATTGTTGTTAAGTTTTTATTGGAGTCATAAGACAGAATATACAGGTTTATTGAAAAAGGATTGCTTACATCACATGATATTTTTCTAAAATGGTTATTTACACTGTTATTATATACTGTGGCAACGTTTTCAGCATTCACCGTTCCTGTTAAAACTCTATTTATATCTATGTTCAAACTATTATTGGTTATTACTTGAACTTTTGCAATCGATCCATATCGAGGAGGCATTGAATAAACTCTAACTAAATAATCATCTCTAGTGACAGATCTATTTTGAGATGGGAAATTGGAAAGTGAATTTTGTTTTATTTCCGTATCTGTTTCAGAATCCTTTCCGCCTACAGCAGGAGTAGTGTTATTAACTTTTAAAGAATTTTTAACAGTATTTAACAAATTAACCTCATCAGGAGTTAATCCATCTTCTGAATTTTCAAATTCGACTGAAAGAACGTTTCTAATATCATTCGACGGACAATTAGATGAAATTCCTCCGCCAATAACATATGTAACTGTAATTGTTGTATTCGACGGTGCAATTCCATAAGATTCGTTTTTCATGAAGTTGCTTGGATCAAGAGGAATCCTTGTAATATCAATTCCACTTAAACCTATACCTACAGATTGAGAACTCATGTTAACAATTTCATCTGAAAATCCTTCTGATCCAGCACCAAACTGAATTGTGGTTTTGTTTTTATCGTCTACATCAACAATATATCTTCTAGGAGTTCTGAGATATTTTAAAATATACGGTACGGTATCTTTATATTGAGACAACATACCTTCAAAAAAAATGTCATTAGGGACTTCTGTCAAAACAAGCTCTTGAGCGAGATAATCAACTTCATACCATTTATTGTTATCAGAATCTCTCACGTCTAAAATTTCCAAAACATTATCTTCATCCAATTGAAGTTTTAAAAACGATTGGATCGATTCTATCGTAAATTCTTTCGTAACAATCTTTCCACTCGAAACCTTTGCTGTTTTACGAATCAAAAAAAAGTTTGGTAAGTTGGAACTGTCTCGGGAATAAACTGTTACTTGTCTAGGAGAAAGCAAAGTATCTACTGAAAAATCTACCGATTCTTCTAAAATATAAAATTGGTTAGACGAGTTTGAAAACTGAGCGTGTTCTTTTAAAGATAATAAATAATCTGAATCTGGAATATAATTTCCCGTTGAATCTTCTACTGCTGGACAAAGTTGAAAAAGTTCAACTTCTGCGGTAGCGGCTTTTGAAGGTTTGATTTTGTACCCCAAGAACTTTGCCAAAGAAATAATGTTTTTTCTTTCCGTGGAATTTTGTATCATTCCCTCTTTAAATGCTTGATCAGTATAAAAAGAAAGAACGTCGCCTACATAGGCTGCCATTTCTATAAACATCATGCCAGGAGAGGCATCCGAAAAGTCTTTATAAGAATTTGGAAAATACGTTTTAGCAAAATTCATCAAATCTGTTTTAAGACTGGAAAAATCTTTGTTAACGTATTTTACATCTTTACTTCCGGGTTGAAATGATTTTTGTAATGTGGTCGCCATAATTAAATTCCATTAGAATCGATAATCAATTCAATTGTGTCTGTTTTATTTAGAATATCAACTGTAAATGTTACTGCTACGTATATTTTATAAATATCAACGTTGTTAGTTTCTTCGTTTTGATAAAATTTAACATCTACCTTATTAACAACTACATTAGGTATCCAATTAGACACATCTTCTTTAATAATATTTCGTATGTATTCTGGAAGAATCTCTGTATTTTGTTCAAAAACGGCGTTATACAGCCGACATCCAAATAACGGTTGCATCCGTCTTTCTCCTGGTCTGGTTCGCAATAAATTAATAATGTTGGTTTTTGTAGCAGTAAACGTATCAAACGTCTGTTCAAAAAACCCAATACCAGCATTTTGAATTGGTAACGTCAATCCAATCGGAGTTTTAGTTTTTATAATCGACTGTGACATAAATTACCAATTTTGTATTGCACCGGAAAAGTTTCCGCTATGTCCTTTTTTGGATTTTTCTAAAATTGCTTTGAAATTTTTATTGAAAAGTTTAGACAAATCTGGACCAGACGACGGTGGCGTTTCTTCTATCATCTCTTCCGGTTGAGATGGAACAGAACCAATATTAGATTCATTTAGAATTTCTTTCATCTCACCCATGAATTCGTTAGAAACTCCTATTCTAGAAAAGTTTGGTAGTGGAACCCCCTCATCGACATCAGATTGTGGAATTCCTGGAGTAGTTTCATTTAAAATAGCATTTAATACAGGATCCTTAGCATATCGTTTAATAACCTTTTTTTGAGGTGTTGGGACGTTTGTATATGTAGCGACATTTTTTGAAACAGGTGTTGAATCAGGATCCGAAACTAAATCCTCTTTAACCAATGTTTGTGGAACCGAAGGTTTCTGCCCCAACATTTCAAATAACAACTTTGGCAATTGTTTTGATACTTGACGATGAACTTCACGTTCGACTTCCTCAATTACAAGTTGTTTAATTATTGATTTGAATTCGCTTGCTTTCATAGTTTATAAATATGTGTGTATTCTTACGAAGGTCTATAATTTTTCCCTTTAAACCCGCCTGGAACGCCCGTTCCAGAAACGGTATTAATTTTGACTGGATTTACACCATCTTTGATTTTTTCGCCGTCTTTTCCTGTGGCCAACCCCCCTCCAGTAACAAACACTCTTCTGCTCATGAGAGCATGTAATCTATCCCTCAAAGAAATCAACGCCTGTTGTTGAACAGAAAGTTGTGTTTGGGAAGGAGATTCTTGCCCTGCATCTACATGTGAATGTTTATACCAATGAGTATGGATAAGCAACCAATTGCAAAGTTCATACAACCAATTCACGGTCGTTTGACCAAGCAACACGGGTTCGTCGGTTACATTATATTCGCCTAAGTAAATCGCTGGAGAGTTAATCACTGTTTTTTGATTAGTAGTAAAAATCAATTGGTCATGAGCATCAACCGTAAACTCAGAATCGGTGACTATACCAAATCTTTTTTTAGAATACATAAAAGTTTCTGCTAATCTAGAAGATAAAACAATCCTATCCGTGTTAATTACTATCTGATCTTTATTCAATACAGGAAATTTAAAATTAGAACAACCGACCGGAGAGAACGCTGATTGTTCTTCTTTTTTTTCTTCCCACATCTGTTTATAACATGTGGTTACCCACTTTGTAATAGTTTGTCCGGATGTTATAGCAATTGTCGATCCGTCATTATTAATGTCTTCCTCAATCAATCCGCCTACGTTTTTTTCCAGTTTTGTTCCGACCGCTGGCGGAAGTTTTTCATGAACTTTATACTGTTGACCGTCTTTTAGCACTGGCCTTTGACGGTTTCTTATAACAACCATTGGATTTCCACCACCCGTCGGTTTTTTAGTAAAAGGGTTATCTATTTCGTTATAGTAATCTTTATATTCTTTGAAACCTGTATCGTTTTCTCGTTTATTGTCATAAGCCGAAAACCTTATGGATTGCCCAAATCTGCTTTCAATAACCAAATCGCCCTCAAATCTTTTTATCGCTCGTATATTTTTATTAACCCAAAAATATCTTCCAACCACACCTTCAAATCCATATCCACCTTCATGTCTTGATTTGGAAGATGGTCCTTTGAATTCAACATTTTGTTCGTTTAATTCTCTATTTCCATATTGAATTCCATTTTTTGTAAATCCGCCAAACAACTGTTCTAACCCAAATCGTTCATTTGAATGAACGTGATTAAAATGATTCAGTTTTCTAGTGTAATATACTTGATCTAAGTATTTTACAACGATTACTACTTCGTTTATTAATGGATACTCGCTTATGTTTGATTCCAACGGATATGCCCAAACTAATTGTTCTTTTTCAACTTTATTTTGTGTATAAATCGTTCTTACTAATATTCGGCCAATCCACGAATAATCAACATCATTGGAAAGTGGTTTTTTACCCTCTACGTCCGAAGGCATTCTATCAAAATCTATTTTTGTAAGTTCTTTGTTCTGAAAAACTTTATGGGTTTCATCCATAACCACGTCTAAAACAATAGCCGGTTCAAATTCATAAAATTCGTTGCTATTGACAGTGCTTTGTGATAAGTTATCAAACTTATCCAAAGACTGATAGTTTTTTCCAGATGTTTTTTTCCAATATGACATAAGTTATTTTGTTTCTGGTTTTTTGACATCAGGAAGTTTTTCTTTTGATGTTAAATCAACTTCCTTCATTGTTTTCAACAACTGTTCCTTCTCTGCGTCAGTCAAAACTCCGCCCGCATCATCTGAACCGGATTGAGCAGAAATTAATCTTTGAACCACCGCTGCTAACTTCACCAAAGATTCATCGTTTTTAATTCCTATATCTAAATAGGTTTGAATAATTGGTGCTAATACTATGGCGTCGTTAATGGTTTTAATTTGATCCCGAAGATCGGAAATCACGATATCTATTTGATCACGTTTATTTTCCGTGTTCGTAACAATATCTTTCATCAAATCATTATACGATTTACCTTCAAAGAGTTCAAAATCGATATTCATACACTAATAAATAGAAAACCATACCGAAAATTCAGTATGGTTTGAAGATTTAAGATTTAAAATTCCAGTTATGCTTTCGATAATGATAATGAATTGGAAATTGTTCCTGTAGATAAATAGGATTTGGTCAGATTGACATGACACGTTTTCATTTTATTTATAACTTTAGTTATTTGTTGAGTTTTACAATTTGAAATCTCTCTAATATATAAATACAACGCTTTTTTATTAAAAGCGTCTATTCTATCGGAACTTCTGAACAATTCTATAACTGCGTTTGCAATGTTCAAATCTCTAGGTTTTGTAAATATTTTACTGACATTTTGTTCCCAATAATTAATCATCAACTTCATAAACTCAGACATTTCCGATTGTTTATGGTGTTTATCTTCTGCTTGTAACTGAACCGTGTGTTCTTCTTTTTCCTCGCCGATTTCTACCGAAGAATTAAACCGTTTATAATTTGAATTATTCAGAAATATCAAATAATGTTTTGCGACTATAGAAAAATAAGCAAATGCCTTGCCTTTACTTTTTTCAAATTTGTGTATATTAGCTACTAAATGAGAAATAGTTTCCTTTTGAACATCCAATGGGCCGGTTTCAAAATAAGAAAACTTAAACGTATTAAAAACGTTCTCTACAAGTTTTTCAAGCGGAAATTTAATTTTAGATTCAAAAATTTGTTCTCGTTTTTCCAAACATTCGGTTTTATTAAACAGTTCTATAGCATCTTCTGTTTCTTGTGTAAAATACATCTTATCAGAAGATTTCTTTCTTTTTTTTGCCGGTTTTGATTCGGATAATATCGGAACAACTTTTTGTTCGACGTTTTCAACAGAAACTGGAGATTTAAGTTTTTTTTCCTTTTTGGCGATTTGTTTTTTGAATAAACGATTTTTATTCTTCTTTGTTTTTATTGACGTTTGTTTTTTTCTAAAAATACGTTTCTTCATAGAGTTATTCTTGAATTCTATCATTAAGTTTTTTTAACAAATTTAGTAACTCGGAAAAAACAACACCAACTTCATCGTCTTTAAAAAAGATGTTCCTATCATCCAATTTTTTCATATTAACGTATGTAGTTTTAACAGCATTTCTAACAGATTCTATCCACTCATCTGATTCAATCATCATCTGTTCATAAATCTTAATTTTTTTAAGTTGAACAGATATAATCTTACATAGAAATCCTATGACTATCATTGACAATAATAGTCCTACTATAAGCAGCGTTGTTGTTAACATAATTACTCTTCGTCGTTGTATCTAGAAGTTTCTAGACTTTCTTCTAAAAACTGTTGGGCTTCTTTAAGAAGTTCCCAATCACGACCATCAACTGCCTCTTGTAAAATTTCCAATACGTATTCTATATCATCACGGTTCATATGAATTGAAAATACATATTGTCAATTATCTAGAAAAAGACAATTTTGTTATATGTTCTTACATTAGTACACTTTACTAAAAATGTCAAGCCTTATTGTTTGAACATTCTTTTGTAATAATCATCCATCTCAGTTGGAACATTTGTTTTTGGGGTATTAGACTCGGTTATGTTAGAAATATTCAGAACTTCTTCGGTTTTTATTTCTTTTTCGTTTGCCGGCGGAATAACCTCTTGAATTTCGGAAGATATAACCATCGGTTCTTTTTTCTCTTCTATTTCTCTTTTTACATCAGTTTTAACTTCCACATTTGATTTAATAACATCTCTGTAAACTGCAACGTTATAAGCAAGAATTAAAGCTATAGCTAATGGGTCGAATACAAAAATCAAAGAAATAATAAACCATTTTGCAACTGTATCCAAATCTGTTCCTAAAGCATCTGCTAAAAACTTAAAAGTTTGTATATCCTTTTTCTCAGCAGCACCAAGTTTCATAGTATTAACCTTTTCATCAATACTCAACATCTGGTTTCTAGATTGTTCTATTTTACTGTTCTCTAATTTAATATCTTCATTAGCTTGGTCAATCAGCTTAATAGTTTGCTGTTGAATTTGTTGAAGTTGGATTGGATTTCTAGCTAAAAATGTGTTAGTTAATGCTTCAGAAAGTCTTGCTTCCTGAACTGTACGAGTTTGATTCAATATTTTTATTCTATTTTCGGACAATTGAACTTGGTTTGTATAAAATCCCTTAGATTGTTCTATGGAAGAAATTCTCTCTTGGTTTAGTTTAAACTCTAAAGAGGATTTTTGATAAGCAGCTGATAAAAACCCAAATATGCCAGCAGAAGTAATAACCATCAATGCTATTACAGCTATTGTCAAATAAAGTTTAACTAATCCTATAGTTTTTTGCCAATATCTGTATAAAAATGTAGTAGCAACTAACTTTCCAATCTCCAAACTACCAGCCATAATCATAGCTGATATTGCTGCTCCAGCAAATAAGCTTCCAATACCATACACAGAGAAAAATGCTGCACAAAGGGCTATTAATAAAGCGGTAAATCCTAGAAATAATGGAAACCGTTTGTTAGTAATTATTAAATCTTTCATATCTTTATAAATAGATACATTTAAAATAAAACCCCCTTCCTTTTGAGAAGGGGGTGATATAACCTTATTTCTATTATTTAATTGTTATCTTTTTTACTTCTGGAGCGACCTTAGACGGTTCTAATTTTTTGATAACAACGTTTAACACTCCGTTTTCAAACTTAGCATCTACTGAATTAGCATCTAAGGTATCATCTAATAGGAATGAACGTTGGAAAGAGGAACGTTTTAGTTCTTTAAACACGACTCTTCCACCTTTCTTTTCCTCTGATTCCTGACGCTTGTTTCCTTTTATAGTAAGAACTCCATCACAAACTTCAACTGAAACGTCTTCCCTTTTCAACCCAGGAACTTCCGATTCAATTTCAATTCTGTCATCATATGCTGTAACATCCACTCTGGGGTAAGCCCCTTGTGACGGTGTAATTCCTTGCGATTTGACTAGATTAAAGAAATCATCTTTAAAAAAATCGTCAAAGATTGAATTGAAGTTTGAGAAAAGTTCATCACGCACAGTAGGAGCGTGCCAACGATTACGAAGAATTGGTAACATATTTTTATCCTTTCTTTTTTAATATCTTTTAGACTATTAAACTTATAACACCCCACTCAGGCATGTTATAGATGAGTTTCCTCATCTGTGGATACATATAACTCAAAAACAAAAAGATGTCAATTTTTTTGAACAGGAATTTCCGTGACATTGTGACCAACTAACTTTTTGCTTCCTAAAACGTAAGATTTTCTATCAACTTCAAGATGTCTAAATAAACCTCGTTTTAAGAAATAAACGTCGTCTATGCTAATATAGTTTCCACGGGAATCCATTATAAAATCGTGTTGTTTTAACTCAGTAACCCGTCTCCATGTGTTTTTTTCAACCAACCAAAGGTGACTCAAATCCACATCATAATTTTCTCCATTTACAACAACTCTCCATATATCCGCTTCTTCGTTATAAGCATTAAATACTAAATTCCAACCGTCAACACTTCGAAGATGCATGCCTTTTTCTACTTTCTCAGCAGGGACAAAACCGAGTTCAAGCGTTTCAATTTCTTGCCAAATAGCAGGACATCCACCGCCTCCTCCGTTTGTAGGTGGAGTTGTCGGAGTGGATGAAGGCGGAATTAACGGAGGAGAAACAGTTTGAGTTAAAGCAGGAGCAGTTGCTGACCCCACTAAAATTCCATTACTGAAAGTTAGATATGTTCGGCTAGCTATTCCATTAGGATCGCTTGTATTAAAAACGATCCACGTACCGGAAATACCTTTGAGATAATTAGCACCACTTTTAACATAATATTCTGGAGAAGAAAACGAACCTATAGTTTCTAATCTTGTTTGTGGTTGTGTAGTTCCAACACCAACCAAACCAAGATTTGTTACATACAACCCCAAATATGTTTGGTTTGTAGAAGGATTAGTTGCTTCTGTGACAAGGACGGGCAATGTGTTTGTAGTTGAACTGCTTATATGTAACACCGCACCTATTCCGGTTTTAGACATCAAATTACCGACACCTATATATTGGTGAGCAAACAAAGATCCGCTTATATCAACATAAGTGTCATCTAAATTTGGCTGAATTATAACGTGTTCTCTTCTTTGTTGTAAATTGGATTCATATGTTCTAAAAATCCAAGGTTCGTTTGCATCATAATAATTTTCAAATATCATCGACCCATGATCCCAACTTGAATCGTAATATGATGAACTAAAATATATTCTGGAATCATCTCCTGCTAATTGATTTGAAAAAATTAACATCGGACTCATCGATCTTTTAACAGAAGATTCGTCTGTACCAGAAAAAGCAGCACTTCCTGTTATAAGGATGTGACCGCCCATATATACCATTCCAATTTTTAATACATTTTTAGAGGAAAACGTATTAAGAGCTTCGGTTTCATTAGTAGGTCCTATAACAACCATTTGACCATTATCCCATATTTTACTATCAGCTAATGGTTGGTTTATTCCAGTCGAACTCCATTTTGTAACATAATTTTCCGTTCCGGTTCCAGAAATACCTGCTCCACCCTGAATGTTTAAAGCAACTGATGCTATTGATGCTGTTAACGCATATGAGGCAGATCCATTTAAAATGTTTGTAGTATGCCAATTTGGATCGTGAAACAAATATGATGCTGTTTTAGAAAGTGAAGCAGTTATAGGATATTCTTTATTTGGTAGATTAGATGAAGACGCTGCCCAAGACGACGTTCCTACAACATTTATAGAATTAGCAGGCAATAATTCTAGAGGACTTACATATGTAGTATAGTTTGATCTAGAAGCATAACTTGAACTAATTGCGAAACCAGAATCAGAACTCCAATTTGCAAATTCAGCTTCGTAAGCAACTCTAGCCCAACTTGCGGATATAGCATATGAAGCACTTAGCACAGGTTTAAGTGATCCGGAAAGATAATCGCTTAATGTATCAAACGTAGCTCTTTTTGTAGTAGTCGAACCGCTGTCATTTACTACGATATAATCA